GAGTAAGGTAACATATAATTAGTATTCACATGCCAACCCATCCAGTTAAAATCAACAAAAGATTTGTTGTTTGTTATATCCTCAGTTAGACATCCCCATATTAGCTCATCAATATGGTGGTCAAACTTATCGTGAAGTATGTCAAGTATTTCATCTTCATCAAATCCATAGTAAACTTCACCATCTAATGTTATTTCCATAGATTTAACTAATAAATTAACGTCTATGACAATCATTTCGGCATCAACTTCAATATAAAAGTCTTTAGAAAAACGACCTTCAAGAGTTATTTTTTTACGTTCATATTGGGAATCTAATTTAAATGGTTTTCCCACAAGACAACTATTAATTTCATTTAAACTTTTTTGTGGGATATATAAATTATCGCAATCTAAATAATATAAAAATTGTGGAGCGATGTTAACCTCAGGAAAAAATTTTCTTAACGAATGTATTTCTTCATCAATGTAACCTGAGAGAGCTTCATGGGTGTATGGTAAGTTTTTAGGGTTTTCTATTGTATAGACAGGTACTTTTTTGTAATGAAATGATTTTTTTTCTTCACCTGTTAAATGCAATGTTATACCATCTGCGTTAATTACAGAAAACATTTTAACAACAGTGTCCATTAATCTTTTTAGTTGTAATTCACTAGTGTTCATATTATGTAAATAGTAATAATTTTATTTAAAATTTGAAACTAAAATGAAAAAAAACTTGACATAAGAAGAAATTTATAGTACTTTTGTAAAACAATTGATATTTAATTAGAAACAATGAAACAGAACTCAACACATAACGTAAGTAATCTCCCGACAAACGTGGGCCAATCGTGGTTTACGATTAAGGGGCAGGATTGCCGTAAGTTCAGGGTTCTTAATAAGATGTAATCGTATCATCAAATATATAAGGAAACCCTGGACTACAAAAAAGTTCAGGGTTTTTTTTTTGGGATAAAAGCACATAAGGATGTGCGGCTGCTAGACGGCAGAGGGCTTGGGTTCGAATCCCAGATATTCCACAGTGGTTCTTTGACGTATTGGGAAAATGGTGATGTAGCTCAGAGGGAGAGCATCTGATTGTTAATCAGAGGGTCGGGATTTCGAAATTCCCCATCACCGCAAAAATAATGACTTCGTAGCTCAGCTGGTTTAGAGCACCTCACTTTTAATGAGGGAGTCGTGGGTTCGAGTCCCACCGGGGTCACTTTTTTAATTAGGTGGTAAAACATACGTTCAGGTGAACTTTACTAATTTTTCTGATATTTATTAATAAATGAATTATGAAATTATCAGGAGTAACAAAAGAACAAATGTTTGAAGTATTATCTTCATCAAAATCAATGAGAGAAGTTATTCTTTCATTTGGATTACAACCTAATGGTTCCGGGGGATATCGGAACATTAAACGAAAAATAATGGAACTTGGGTTAGAAATCCCAAAGTATAATTACTTTGGTGAGGGTTCTAAAAAAAGAAGACATAATGATGAAAATGTTTTTTGTGAGAATTCTCAGTTTCCAAGACAACATCTTAAAAAAAGAATTATTAATAATAAAATAATTGATTATATATGCGAAAAATGTAATAATAGTGGGCAATGGGAGGGAAATGATTTATCATTACATTTAGACCATAAGAATGGTATAAATGACGATAATAGAATTGAAAATCTGAGATTTCTTTGTCCTAATTGTCATTCACAAACCCCGACATATGCGGGTAAATCAAGGAAAAAATAAACACACGTCTGTAGCTCAGGGGCAGAGCACTTCTCTCCAAAAGAAGGTGTCGGGATTTCGAAATTCTCCAGACGTGCAACAAGCCTCCATAGCTCAGCAGGTCAGAGCGACTGATTTGTAATCAGTAGGTCGTTGGTTCGATTCCGACTGGAGGCTCTAACATTCTCACGTAGCTCAGTTGGTTTAGAGTTTTTGACTGATATTCAAAAGGTCGTTGGTTCGATTCCAACCGTGAGAACTTAAAAACGAGTAGTTGGGGAGTCCGGTTACCCCGCTTGCTTTGGGAGCAAGAGAACTCGCAGGTTCGAATCCTGCCTACTCGACTATGATGGGGGTGCATGTACCAAGGCTTGGCGAGAAACACTTGCAATGTTTCTGAGGTCGTTTCGATTACGACCATCTCCACAACTTAGCCCCTTAGCTCAGTGGTTTAGAGCGATTGTCTTACAAACAATAGGTCGTGTGTTCGATTCACACAGGGGCTACATTAATCCGGTATAAATCAGTATTATTTTTACCGGAACAACAAAAAAGTTTGTATATTAGCAAACGAAATATGGAGCGGTTACCAACGTGGTCAAGGTGAACGACTGAAAATCGTTTTATGAGAGTTCGATTCTCTCCCGCTCCACGAGGTCCTGAATTGACAGGACAACCCCCACCTCCGATATGGCAGTCGGTCCGTTAATCCGACGAAGATGGGGTTTTTAAAAAGTGTCTCGGTACGCTCTGACGAAAGTCAACGACGAGGTCTCGGTGGACAGAAGGCCTCTGATTCCACCCAAACTGCGGGTGTCGTATAACGGCTTATTATGACTGGCTTCCAACCAGTAGACGGGGTTTCGATTACCCCCACCCGCTCCATATACGGTCACGGCGCATAACGGCTGTTGCGCTACCCTGTCACGGTAGTAAGTAGGTAAACGAAAAAGTGGGTTCGACTCCCATCGTGACCGCAGGAAAAAAGAATATCACGGGTTCGATTTTAATGAAACCCGTGATATTTATAATAAAAGGAATGATATGAACAAGTGTTTGAATTGTGGAAAACCAGTGAAAAATAAATACTGCAATGTTTCTTGTCAAAATACTCATACTTGGACTGGAAAAAAACGGAAAAAAGAAAGTATTGAGAGACAAAAAGAATCTAATAAAAATCTATGGAAAGAATTTGATGTTGAATGTTCGGTTTGTGGTAAGGAGTTTAAAATAAAAGAATTTAATGTTGAGTCCCCCAAAAAAGAAAAATACTATTGTGGTAGGTCTTGTGCAAATAAAAGAGTTTGGGATAGTCAACATAAAGAAAAATTAAGTAATATTTGTAAGAACTCTGATAAGGTAATTAGTGCTAATCGTGAAATTGGTAAAAAGAAAAAAGAAAAATCAATTAAAATTAAAAAAGGTGATTGTCTTTATTGTGGTGAGGCGTTGTATAAATCAAAAAAATATCATTCGGAATGTTGGTTGAAATGTTCAGGGGGTATTAAAGAAGGTACAAGTCGAGGTAAATCAGGATGGTATAAGGGATATTGGTGTGATAGTAGTTATGAGTTGGCTTGGATTATCTATCAGATAGATAACGGACAAAAATTTGAAAGGAATAAAGAAGGGTTTGACTACACACACTCAAACAAAACTCGTAAATTTTATCCTGATTTTATATTACCTGATAAAACTTATGTTGAAATTAAAAATTATAAGTCAGAATTAACTGATGATAAAATAAAACACTTCCCACATAAAATTGAGGTGATTTATAAAGAAGAAATGAAAGAAAAATATTTACCATACGTTACTTCAAAGTACGGTAAAAATTTTATATCATTATATCATAAAGAGGAGTAACTTGCGTAGGTGCCTCAGGGGACTGCAGCCCCACTACGCTCCATATTGTCCTGTAGTGAAATGGCATCACACAACATTTTGGATGTTGTATTTCTGGTTCGAGTCCAGACGGGATAACTATTTTTTGTTTTATTAATAAACTTACCTTATCTTTGTATTATGAAAAAAGAATTTGTTACATACGAAATTGCTTCGGAACTCAAGAAACTTGGATTTGATGAACCTTGTTTTGGCAGATATGACGGAAGAGGTAAAAACAAAGGTAAAATTTGGTATGAAATGCCAAATTCAGGACAAGATACTATTCCTGTTGGTGATGTATTAGCACCACTATACCAACAGGTATTCAGATGGTTTGAAGAGAAGTATTCATACTTTGTGGATGTTAAAACTGACACCACACCAAATGAGATTTTGGGATTTGATTATTATATCAAGAGTTGGAAGTTTGGACCAAAATATTTTAATTTCTTCAAAGAAAAGGAAGAAGGTAACATTAAGGTTATCAAGATAATGATTGAGATGGTGAAGAAAGAGAAACAAAAGGAAGCTCTTATTGAGTTGATGGATAATGATAAAGATTTAGATAAATAATATGACACAGAAACAACAAGACGCAATTGATAACATAATGGACTACTTCAAGTTTGAACAAGTCCGAAAAGTAATGGAAGTGTTGAATTGGGAGTGGGCGGCTTCTGACGAAGGTATTCCAACGGTTCCTGAATTGAGACAAGAAGCAAGACGATTATTAAAGATGGCGTTTAAAGAAAAAACAGATGTATCAACAGGTGGGTTCCACGTAAGATATGAATCGGACGCTGATGGTGGAGAGTTTATTCAATTAATCTTCGCGGTTGAAGAATGGTACGAAGATGTGGAAAAAGATTTGGTTGAATAAGAAAAACATGGCATCAGGTATTGTAATTGGAATCTTCATAGGATGGTTAATATGGGGAAGAGAAGAATAAAAAAAGATTTGGTGGAATAAGAAAGTTGTTATATCTTTGTTGAAGTTCATTAAGAGATAAATAAAATAATTAGTATATGCAACATTCGGTAAAAGAAATTGCCAAAAGATACTCAGAATTGTCTGACCTCAGAAAAGATAAAAAAAGATTTGTTGAATCTAATTTTATCCAATTTGCAAAGGACAATCAACGTAAGTATACCCTTACTGAAAATGGGGATGACTTGATGGTTAGCACTTGGCATTCAAATGACTTGATTGAAGATTACCGAAAAACGTTGTAAAAAAATAGTCAGGTGGACGTAATGAGGGAGGGACCCAAATCCGTAAGGTTGTCTAATCCGTCAAGAACGGTATCCGGTTCGAGTCCGGCCCTGACTACTAATATGGGTACACTTATGGAAGGTGGAAACAAAACTTGTTAAACAAGAAGTGGGGTTACCGTATGTCTGATGGCCCCGTCAGATGGTTTGGGTTCGAGTCCCAGTGTATCCACAAAAAAATAAAAAAAGATTTGGTGGAATGAAAAACTTACCATATCTTTGTTGAAGTTCTTTGAGAGATTAAAAACATAGTCAGGTGGTGTAAGGGTAGACAAACACACGGTAAGGTACTAGAGACTAATTGAGTAACAGGTTCGAGTCCTGTTCTGACTACTAAAGTACACACTACGCTACCCATTGACCAGCGTCCCAGGGTGTGTCTTTTACGGTGTTGTTCCCTTGAGAAAGGAATAGTTTATGTTCAGGACAAAGGGTGTAAAAGTGCATTTTTACCGACTTTCACAACACAGAGGACTTCTCATCCTCAACTATTAGTGAACTTCGGTACCCATACCGCTGACGATGGGCTAAGTAAGATACAATTCCGTGTTGCGGGGAGTAGAATGCCGAAGAGCTGGTAGTAACATAGTCAGGTAACTCAATTGGCAGAGCTCCTAACAAGGAAGATTGCAGGTTCGAATCCTGTTCTGACTACACGTTCTGACTAATCATCAGATAGTATGTCCCATACGATGAGAAATGGTGTGATAACCATAGGGGAGAGTTGAAGGTTTGTATATATATTACCTTCTAGTTGACTACTAAGGTCGGTAAAACCCATCACGAAGGGGAGCAAGACAGTTTATTCCTAACTCAGCAATGAGGACAGCCATAACACCTGTAAGTTGGATAGATAAGGGTGTTTTAATATAGTCAGGTGGCAATTGGTCCTGACTAAAAAATTAAATAAGAATGACACAGGAACAAATAAAGAATTGGATAGATAGGTGGTCGAAACTAAAACCATCACCACAAAGAGATATGGTAATTAAGATTTGGTCTAGGTTATTGAAATAAAATATAGTCAGGTGGCGAATGGTAACGCAGCTCGCGGTGTACACTATAAAGGGGTGACAATGCAGGTTCAAATCCTGTTCTGACTACAATGAGTAAGAGATACTCAACAGTCTTTGGTCCAAGACTCATTTAACAATGGACTCGGTTTAGACTGGGAAATGCCGATAGTACCCAGCCGTGGAGTAACGGTCCTGACACACCGCCACGTAGTCTGACTTTTTTTAACGGGGATGCCCAGCAGGTTTTTACAAATAGGAAAAAACCGATATGACTACTCACCATAATCTCAGGGTGGGGAACTTTGGAAGAGTAAAGCGTAATTGGTATCGCCCCGGTCTTGAAAACCGGTATCGGGAAACTGATGTGTAGGTTCGAGTCCTATCTCTTCCGCTTATTTACCCCTTTGCTGGAATTGGTAGTCAGGGTGGTCTTAGAAACCATTGTCTTAAAGACGTGTAGGTTCGACTCCTACAAGGGGTACAAAACACATAAACTCAAGTACCCATACTGAGGACGGTGGGCTAAGTAATATACAATTCCGTCATGCAGGGAGTAGAATGCTTGAGAGTGTGTTTATTACACGGTGTCTATGGTGTAGAGGCGAGCACGACAGATTGTGGTTCTGTTAGCACCAGTTCGAATCTGGTTAGACACACTAACATGGAGAGTAAAGGAGGGTAATGGTGACCCCGACTGTTTGCTAAACAGTAACCCATTAAGTTGGGCACAGTTCGAGTCTGTTGCTCTCCTCTTTGCCCCTGTAGTTTAATGGATTAGAATCTATCACTACGGATGATAAGGTGGGAGTTCGATTCTCTCTGGGGGTACTTTAATAAGGTTAGGTGCTTGAGTGGTTGAAAAGAGCGGTCTGCAAAACCGTTTGACGAAAGTCACACGTCAGTTCGAATCTGACCCTAACCTCAACTTTTTTGACTTTACAAAGTCTAATGTGTATAATTGATTTCGTATGAAAAAACTTTTATTTGTATTATTATTTATTCCTTCACACTTCTTTGGACAGTGTGATACTTTACCACTAACGATAACACACGATGGTAATGTGCTTGATATGTGTTCAGAGTTTAAGACACATAACTATTCTGTTGAGAATATAGACAATGTTGTTTATTACTGGACGGTTGATAGTGTAGGACAGGTTGAGTCCGATAATGATATTTCATTGACTTGGGATGATACCACTGATAATCATTTGATTGAAGTGTATGGTGTGGATTTAAATGGGTGTAGTACTGACACGGCTTCTTTAACTATTACCACCACTATCTGTCATAAACTATACATGCCCAATTCGTTTTCACCTAACAACGATGGGTTGAATGATATATTTTCCTTCAAGGGAACCAATGTATTTAATCCACGATTGGAGATTTATACGCAGTGGGGTGAAATGGTTTGTGTTATTGAATCATCATCACAATATTGGACTGGTAATGTTAATAACAGTGGATACTACTGTGAGTCGGGTATATATACTTGGAAGATGTATTATCGTGATGAAAAAGGAACACCACATTACCAAAAAGGTTTTGTTAGTTTGGTAAGATAATATTTGATATAACCAAAAATTAAAAGTATATTTGTAAAAGAAATAAAAACAAAAAAATAATAATATGTCTAAGAAGAACAAAAAACAAAACGAAGAGTTAATTGAGAAATTAATTGAAATCCAATCACAATTAAATGAAGTTAAATCTGAAGCGGGTATCGTAGTTGAAGAAGCGGATATCGTTTTCACAAGAGAACAATTAAAAGATTTCTTGATTGAATACACCGGTAAAATTAATGAATGTATCTTTGATGAAATGATTAATTCATTAGAAGCTAATGATGTGGTAACATTTGAAGTTGATGGTCGTTTAATCATCCCAAGTATTGACGAAGATGTTTTGAGAGACACATTCGTAAGTGCTACAGGCGAAATTCACTCAGATATTATAATGGATTGTGCTGACGAGGCAATCTCTGAAGTAATCTAATTTAATTTATATATAAAGGTCGGATTGTGAAATACACCGGCCTTTATTTTACATGAAGAAGTAGCTCAGTCGGTAGAGCAAAGGTTTGAAACATCTTGCGCCACGTGGTTCGATTCCCGTCTTCTTCACAAATTTTAAAATTATGGCAGCAAAAGGAAAGAACTGGTTTGATGTATTGAAATGGGTTGAAAAAGTTATTGAGTCGTGTGAGACACCAGGACAAGAAAGAACAACAAGAAAACTGGTTAAATTATATTTTGAACGATACAAAAAAGAATTTGGTGAAGTAGATTTACATATCTACAATATGCTGATTGAAAAACTTGATGGTATTACATTTAAAAAAATATAATATGTCTTGTTGTAAGGAATGTCCTTGGAAGGTTGAGAATAATCACAACAGTAAGTTAAAAAACTTTGTTCAACGAACAGGTAGAAAACATACCTGTCATATGGTTAATCCCAAACTATGGGACACATCGGACGATAAACAAATTTGTAAAGGAATAAAATAATATAGTATGGATTACGGAAAAGAATTTAGAAAATTCGCAAAGAGTGAAGGTGTGTCATCATTATCATTAGATAGATACGAAAATGCGTTAACACCTTACGTGTTGGAAGAGAGAGAGTTAAGAGCAACACAAATAGATATCTTCTCAAGGTTACTCAGAGAAAGAATCTTATGGGTATCAGGACCTGTTGACCAGCATATGTCCGATATTGTTCAGGCTCAGATGTTATTCTTGGATTCGGTTGAACAGAAAGATATTACCTTATATATTAACTCACCAGGTGGTTCAGTATTGTGTGGTCTTGGTATTGTGGATTTGATGAACTACATTAAGTCAGATGTTGTTACCACAAACATTGGTATGTGTGCATCTATGGGTTCGGTATTACTTTCATCAGGTACCAAAGGTAAACGTTCATCACTGGTGTATTCAAAGGTAATGACACACCAAGTAAGTCATGGAACAAGTGGTAACATTCAAGATACTCGTATCAACCAGATGGAAGCTGAGAAGTATAACTATATCTTATTTAAGATGTTGGCTGAGAATTGTGGTAAAACTATTGATGAGGTATTGGAGTTTTCTGCACGTGACAGATGGTATAATTCAGACGAAGCAAAAGAGTTTGGTTTGATTGACGAGGTTATCAAAAATGATGGAACCAAAACAATCACTGAAATGCTTGACGGGTTTGATGACTACTACAAGAAAAGTGTGTTATCAATTTGATGAAAAAAGTTTGTGTAACTAAAAAGAATGTTGTAGATTTGTTGTATGAAAAACGCAATAACTGAACTCTACACAAACTTAACTGATGAACAGTTAAGAGAAGCCATCTTACAAATGAAAGAAGATGAGCCATTGGGAATTATCCGAACAGATGGATGGGTTAGAAAACTAGCTAGACAAGTATGTGAAATCTTAGGAGGTACAGATATGTCAACTCATTTGTTCTTATCTCAAACTAATTTATTCAAAGAAGCGGCATACCGATTTGTAAAATAAAAATTAGCTCAGGTGGCGGAAGAGAGACTAATGCATTAGTCCGATGGATAGACGCTAGGGTAACCTACCCGAGTCAGAAATGACGTGAAGGTTCAAGTCCTTCTCTGAGTACAAAAAATAAAAGATATGAAAAGAATAATTGTAATATTAGGTATCGGTATGTTTTTAACTGGTTGTTCAGATAAAACCACCATGTCCCAAGACACGGAGATGCTACAAACAAAGTACCCTAATTGTGTTGTGTATCAGATAAATAGCGAAAGATATATAGTTATTGATTCGTTACACGCTTTAGATGTTCGTGTTAGTTTATCGGGAGAGATTACATCCACTGTTAAAATAAAATAGTTAGGTATTGCGTAATGTGAAAGCATACTACAAAAAAATTTGTGGGGTAAACTATTTCGTCGTATATTTGTGATATGAATAACGAAATAAAGTACATACCTACAAAAGATGCGATTATTGGATACAGTGATTCTAAAATCGCTCAAAGTGAAAGTAATGATTGTGTTGTTAGAGGTATCGCATCTTCATTTGAAATGCATTACGACGAGGCTCATAAGTTTGTTGCAAAAACTTGGTTTCGTGGGAATCGTCAGGGAACAAGAAACTTTGTTGGAGGTATGCGTAGTATGGTTAGAAGAGGAGTTTTGATTAATGGTAAATCATTCTCCAATTTGGGTGACCAAAACGGACATATGAAATATGATGTTAAAGTTAAAGGTCAGATTGTTAAACGTAATATGACCACAGGAACGTTCATTAAGAAATTCCCAAAAGGTAGATATCTTGTTGTTGTTCGTGGACACGCTTTCTCAATCATTGATGGAGTAGTTGTTGGAAACACAGAAGATTCTAAGATGAAAAAACGAGTTATTTTGTATTCTTGGGAAGTTAAATAAGATTTTTCTTGACACGAGAGTATTTATTACTTACATTTGTCAAACAATTCAGGAACGACTGAATGTTAAATTGAAATATTATAAAGCAGGATGGAGAAGATGGTCTATCTCGTGACTCTCATAAGGTCAAGGTCGCAAGTTCGAATCTTGCTCCTGCTTCTAAAGGATAGAAGTAAGTTACACCTGTTGCAGGCAACGTAAAGTAAGAATCACAACTTAACTGGTCGTTACTTCTTATAATGGTATAATGTGGACACTATAAGCTATCTTTTTTATTTGGCCCGTTCGTATAGAAGTAAGTACACTGCCCTTTCACGGCAGAGACGGCGGAGCGTTACCGCCACGGGCTACAAATCTTTTTCATAAGATTTAATCCACTTTCGGATTGAGTTGTCAGAAACACCAAACATTTTTCCGGTCTTACTATATCCATTTGTTTTAATTAAATTAATTAATTCTTGATATGGGGGACGAGTAACTCTTCTTTGTTTAATAGACCTTTCAATTTCACCTTTTGTTAAACCACAAGATTCTCTTTCTTTCATCTGTCTTTTCTTTGGAAACTTCACTACCCCAAGTTTCATAGATTGTATTTTTGGTCTATCATTAATTATTGAGATTATTGTGTTAAATACTGAGTTAATATTTGTTTTAACTTCGTTTTCACTAACACGTAAGATAAACCAACCATCTTTTTTTAATAACTCATCTTTTTTATCGTCTCTTTCTTTTCTTTCAGGCAATAAATGTTGGGACCCATCAATTTCAACTGCGACCTTTTCATTAACAAATGCAAAATCTATAAAGAAAGGAAATACGGAATACTCCCTAACTATTGAATATTTTTTATCTAAACATAAATCATATACCTTTTCCAAAAATAGTTTTTCAGGGTAAGATAGATTCTTAGTCCTCCAAGCAGTTTGTTCAGGGTTTTCTTTCATAAACTTAATTCTCTTTTCTCTGATTTTTTGTTTTGTTTCATCAGAGTGTATAAATGATTCTGGAAATAATTTACGTGCAATCTTATTTGACTCACTTGCGGTCCTCAAATTATCTCCTAATATGTCTGTAATCGTTTGTGACCCTAAATTATATTTGTCTTTAATTCTTTTAATTGACCACAATTCATCAACATATAATTTTTTAATCTCTTCTTTTACATTATAAACATACTCACAAGTAGTTTGATGAACCACTAGTGCCCCATTACCTTTAATTTCTTTACCACAAGTTTTACATTCCATAATGCTCTTTTATTATAAATATACGAACTCTTATCAAAAGTTAGTTGTCCTAATCATTTTTTTCTTGTTTTTTTAAATATTTATAGTATCTTTGTAAAAGAATTAAGGGGAGTATCGCATAGAGGCAATTGCAAAACACTGTAAATGTTTCACCATTTTGGTTTCGTAGGTTCGAGTCCTTCTACTCCCACAAACCAACTTTAAAAAGGGCGCTTCCTGAAATATTGGCTCGCTGGGCCCGAGTTTGTTAAACCCCATCTCCAAAAGAGTGGGGTTTTTATATTAATATAATATTTATAAAGTATGAAGAAATATATTTGCAAATTAGTTCAAAAGATTACCTTTGGTAAGGTATGTCTTGGTTGGTGTGAATTATAACCGACAATCTTAAACCCCACCTTGAGTGGGGTTTTTTATTTACAAAAAAACAAATTACCTTATAGTTATTAATGAAACCTTGTTGATGAGGTCCACCTGTCCGATGAGACAGTTGAGTTGGAGAAATACCAACAAAGTGGGGTTCAATAAACATAAAAAATAAAATAAGGAAAAAAATGTATTACACAAAACTCAAGAAGTTTCCGTCCGCTTATATTACGACAGGGAAACAAAGATTAAAACAAAACGGCTCAAACGTTTATCTTAACAACGGGGAAGAATTTGAGGTAGAAATCTTCAACCCAAAATCAATTTCAGTTTTAGCAAAAATAAAAATCAATGGGAATTACCTATCAGGTGGTGGTATTATTATCAAACCTGGTCAAAGAGTATTCTTGGAAAGATATTTGAACGAAGCTAAGAAGTTCAAATTTGATGTATATGAGGTTAACTCATCATCAACGGAAGTCCAAGAAGCCATCCAAAACAATGGTGAGGTTGTCGTTGAATTCTATGATGAGAGTGTTTATTTGACTAACCCAATTATGACGTTGGCGGGTAGCGCTAATAGTACTTGGACTAATGATAAATGGCATGGTGATATAAACACTATAACCACAGGTACGTATAGTATAAATTGGGGTCAAAACGCTAAGTATTATAACACAAATGTTAGTTTAACATCTAACAGTAATACTTTCGCAGGTGACTCAAACGCTTTTTATACCAACGATTCGTATAATACGAACAGTTCACAAAACTTAAAAAAATCATTACAAACCGACAGGTTCAAAGAGACTGGTAGAATTGAGAAAAGTTCAGACTCAAAACAAGAGTTTGAATCAGTTGTTATGAATTTTAATTCATTCCCATCACACTATTCAACATGGAGAATATTACCTTTGTCTGAAAAACCATTGACTGCAACAGAAGTGAATATTACACATTGTTCAAATTGTGGAACCAAGATAAAGAAATCATCTTGGAAATTCTGTCCTCAATGTGGTAAACAAATGGTTAGAACCAAAACTGAAATTCATTATACTATGGACACTAAAGTAAGTATTGATGGTAAACATTATGTTATGTTAACATATAATGACACTTTAGATAATTTCTTAAAGAGAAATGAAAATAAACTAATTTACATAAAATCAGATTCATTGACATCCTACTCGTTGAGAGCTATTATCATTGACTAAAAAAATATCAACAAGGTTTCTTAAAGCCCCTCCGATGTGAGGGGTTTTTTATTATTCTTGATTTGATAAAAGTTGTAAATGTTCAAATGCGTCAAAGACATCATCAGTTAATTTTGTGTAATCAATATCAAATGTTTTTGGCATCTTTGTGTAAACTGACTCAATATTGTACGGTTCAAAACCAATCTTGTACCATTTTCTTTTTTGTCTCATCCATAGGTAGGACAGTACATAAGCGTTTGACTTTTGAGTGTATACCTCAGAATTTGCAACAAATTCTAAATCATATTTTTTAATCTTTTCGACGGTTCTTTTCTCACAATCCACCTCAACGGCAATACCTGATTTAATTTCTTCATCAATCTTATTAATGTCAATATCATCTGAGCCCTCAATCCATTTAAAAGTTTCCTCTAAACCTAATAAAGAATTGAACAATGGGTCATTTTCAATGAATTGGTCCATATGTGATGCTTCGTGAAGTAAAATAAGTAACCATTTATTAAGTTCTTTTCCTGTTGCGCAAGCAAGAACTCGTCTATCTGGGTCAAAATATCCGTTTGTTTGAATATTTTCACCTGGATATTGAACTCCGAGTGTGTTTGGGGTGAATAATGTTATATTATGTTCCAAACATTTTTCTTCTAAGTCGGATATAAACTTATCAATCTTTGATTTTTGTTCATCGGTTAAATTGGGTTCGTTTACATATATTGATTCATTAATCATATTTTCAGTATTAACCCCCATAATCTCTTTGATTCTACGAGTTTCAGTAATAATTTCTTTTTTCATTCTGTCAATAAATATTTTATTTGGGCTAATATACAAAAAATTACATGTTCTAATACTTTAAAAAAAGAAAAACAATGTGATATTTATTTGGTATGAGGGATTTAATCAAAAAAATCATAAGAGAAGAAACAGAAGTTAAAGAGATGGGTCTCAGTATGGGTAAGCTACGAGCTTCCCAGCCAAAGAACTATCTTGTCAAATCTCTTATAGATAAAGAAAAGAGTGAAGAATCAAGAAGTGAGTTAAAGAAGATGGTTAAAAAATGTAATAACCTTTACTCCGAAATTGATAGTGAACTCCGAAATCTTAAATGGGAAGACATCAATTTTTATGAACCAAATAAGTTTTTTTATGTTATGTTACCAAAAAACATAACTAATAAAATGAAAGAGATGACTGAGTTGTATGAAGAATTAAATAAGAATGGTTATACAAACGGATTAAATCCTCTTAGTAAGATTGCTCAAATGGCTGCTGATTACAGGGAGTTTATAGAAACAATATGGATTTACATGTACACTGACCAGCCAAGAAATAGAACTCACTTCCCGGTAGGACTACCTAAATCATTACTTGGGTATAATCTCGGTGTTAAAATTTACAGGTCACTTCTTCATAAACTTGGATTTATACAATCAGCTGAAAATGCAACTAATGCGGTTCAGGAAGTTTTTAGACGATTATTAGAAATGCCGGATGTTAACGCTGTGGTGTATAATGATACTGTTTTATTGATTGAAGATGGATTACCAAAAAGTAAAGTAATTGAAATTGTAACTGATAGTATCTATGAAAGATACTTAACCAAGAAAAACACAAGAAAACTTGTTTTAAACAGAAGTATTATTGTTAGTAGTAAGTTATTAAAACTTATTGGGGAGACAAGGTTACTCAATATGATGTATGAGTTATTTTATAGTGCTAAAAAAGAAAATAGAGAACCATTTGAAAAAATTGGTTATAAGAGCCCCAAGAGTGACGAACCTGAGTAAGTATTATAAATGAAATATATAATCACAGAATCACAATTAGACAGAGTCATCTTTAAATATTTGGATAACCAGGACTTCATTCAAATTGAAAAAGACGGTTATATATATTTTTTAAATTCAGAAAATGATACGTATTCTGAAATTGTATTTGATATCACTAAACATTATTGTTTTATTTCACCTGATTTGATTAGGGAGATATGTGATTTTTTCACTATTGATAAAACTGTATCAAAAGATAATATAGGTATTTGGGTTGAAAACACACTTGGTGTCGATATATCTGAAATTAATCCTAATATTTTGATGAAAAAGTATCCTTTTAAATTTTCTGATTAAATCTATTTATAAGGTATGAAAAAAATTATTAACTTAACTGAGAGTGATTTGGTTAGAATTATAAAAAGAGTTATTACCGAACAAACAAAGGATGGTCCTGTAGCAATTCCTAAAAATGCTGAAATTAATATTGATAATAATATTATTCAGGACGCTAAAAAGATGGGTATTAATTTACTAAATAAAGAAACACCTAAAACTTTTTTAGAAAAGTTAAACAAAAGTAAGGTTGGTATAAATGCGTTCCATGTTAAACAAGATTATGAGTTCCCAATTTATCCAGTGTATGCTAACATAGGTGATTTTAGATTTAGTTTTGAACCATTTGACAAAGTTAATGGTCAGTATAGGTTAAAATGGACTAAAACAATTCCTTATAAAAAATAATTGACAATCCAAAGTTAATATTCTATAATTGGAATATGAAAAAATATCTTACACTTAAAAATTTGGGATGGTTGTTAACTGCAATCGTTACCTTTATGCTTGGAATGAGCGGACTAACAAAAATTGTTAGTGCTGAACAACAAGTCACTAATTTCACCGCAATGAACTTACTACCTTACATGGCACTTGTTGGTGTGATGGAAGTTGCCGGTGTTGTAGCTCTTTGTATTCCAAGAACATCAATTTACGGAGCAGTTATCTTGTCTTCAGTAATGTCAGGAGCAGTTGCTCTTCACTTAGCCCTTATGGGTGGTTCAGGTTTCTTGGTTCCAGTGGTTCTTGGTTGTTTAGCTTGGACCGCACATTGTTTGAGAACTTATACCAAGTAATCTTAAAACAAAAATTATTAAACCCTGTCGTAAATGATGGGGTTTTTTGTTTATATTTGTATTTATAAATTATATGACAAAGAAAGAACAAATATTGAGTAGTTTTTTAAAAACTAAAATGAACATCCCAAAGGATGTTAAATATGAGTTTGTTGATTTTGATAATAGACGAGCATTGAAGGTTTATACTGATGTTGCCAAGACTGATAAAAACAGTGGACAATATGATGAAGAATACACCAAGTTTTTTAGACCCTCAACAAAAAAATTAACTGGAATCCCAAGGTTTACATATGATTGGTCAAGAAAGTTTGAAGGTGTATTTAATGAGTTTTTTAATTCAACAGGTTTACCAAAAGAATATTATAAAGTTTATGATGAGTTCATTAATTATGATTACCTATCAGATATCAATGATAAAATTGAAGAGGCAATTAAGAGAACAAACTATCCTAATACAGAATTTAGTTGGGATAGAGACAGCAATCCTGAACTAAAAATCTTATTTACTAATTTAACAAAGGAACAATTTGCCGATTATACAAATTTTAAAAATGAGTTACAAGATGAACTTAGAGGTTCCGTTGATTTAGATGAGTATAATCTTTCCTTTAGACAACCAAGATAATTTGATTATCTAAAAATTTCATCCTATATTTGTTAATGAAATTGATTTTAGGAATGTTAGTGGGGTTACTTGCTCAAGTACTAACCTTCTTACAACTACAAGGAAGATGGAAGTATGATTGGATGAAAAACAACCAATGGTTGGTCGTACTAATGGGTATTCCGATTTCAATTTTATTTATGACATCAGTTGGTTTGATGGTTGAGCACTTCAACGGACAGTTGTGGCCATCAAGGTTGATAGGATTTGTGTTGGGAACAATTATGTTTACAATCTTATCTATTACATTGTTTGGTGAACCTATAACGGTTAAAACGGGAGTGTGTTTAGGTTTGAGTTTTTTGATACTGATGGTTCAGTTGTTTTGGAAGTAAAGCGCCCTTAGCTCATTCGGTTAGAGCAACTGACTCATAATCAGTGGGTGACAGGTTCGATTCCTGTAGGGCGCACTTGTTGGTTGGATGGTGGAACAGGTAGACACGCAAGACTTAAAATCTTGTGGACATTACGTCCGTGCGGGTTCGATTCCCGCTCCGACTACTAAAAAGACCCTCTAATTTATTTAGGGGGTTTTTTGGTTTTATTAATATTTATCATTATATTCGTATTATGAAAAATCCATTTGAAGGTTTTACAGAGGAACAGATTAAGAAACTGATGTTTTCTACTGATTTATCTTTATACGAAAGGAATAAAGAATTATTTGAGAAAAATGTCCGTATCAAACAAACTGAAAATAAGAAACCTACTTCGTGAAGCTGTAGGTGTTCCTTCTGATATTGAAATGATGACTTCGGTATTTGCTGAGGTCGTTAAAAAACTGCTCTATTCTTTCAAGTCATCCAATGAACCATTAGAGGAGGTTGAGATTGATGTTAAAACCATTGGTGAAAGTGTTATGCGTAGGGGTGAGATTGAAATTGACGGTGATAAATCTTGGAACATGGTTAAGGAAACTCAAAGCTTTGATGAACAGGAGTGGGGTAAGTTTCCGATGTATAAAAACCCTATTGATATTAAGTTTGAAATCTTTGAAGAGGGTGTTTTACAGGCGGTTTATAAAAGTAATCTTAATGTTGATGCGTCACATAGTTTTGATGCTGCTGACTTCAAGAGTGGTGATGTGTTTGATATTAGTATGTTTGATTTCCATATTAGAATGGATGAGGAAACGTGGGATAATCTGGAATTGTTATCTCCAACGTTGGAGTCAGTTATTTCACATGAGTTATTACATGCTTATCAGTTGTATAAGAGATATACTAATAAGGGTCAGATAGGATTTGGTAAGGGACAGGCAACAAATGTATTGGTTAACGCTATTAAAAGTGAGTTCTTACCTGAATGGAATAATTTTTTACATTTGATTTATTTGACTTTGAACTTTGAGCAAGACGCTCGTATTCCACAGGTGTCACATATTTTAAGAAGGACTAAAATTGATAGTTATGAAGATTTCATTGAAGCTTTAAGGGGTACATCGGTTTTTAAAGAGATTAAAGAATTAAGAGATTTCTCAGCGGATGATTTATTTGAATCATTAAAAAAGATTAATAGTCTCCAAGATATGATATTTAAAGAGGTGGCGGTTGAGAAGGCTTATGAATGGATTTTTGAATGGAATGATATTTTGGAAAAGATTGTTGAACATACGGTTGCGAATGGTGTTAGTCCATCGAAGATTGACGCAATACCATTGGCCGTTAGAAAAGACCCAAAGAAGTTTTTTGAATACTTTGAAAGAAAGTTTAAATTCACGGCTAATAATATGTTAAAGAGAGTTTCAAAACTTTATTCTTTAAGATGAAATATAAATTAACACCACATCAATATCAGAAACTTCAGAACATGATTTATAATGTTATTGAGGATATGATGCCTGAACATATTAATGTTGAGTATGTTGATGGTTATTATCATAGTGATTTGAATGATGTGGATGATATAAATGAAATTGATTCGGTTTTATTTTATGACGCGGAAAGTTACGAAAATCTTTTTAAGATACGTATAAGACATCATTATGATAATACTGTTCCTAAAATATTTATTGAGGATTTTATTAAAGAAAAACTTGATGGTTTATTTGGTGAGGGTAGATGGCATGAACAGTTAATCAAATGGATTGAATACAATCATCCTGAGGTTTCCACTTTATATGACAAAATTAAATCTGTTGTGTAATACTTATTAGTATGGCTATCATATATAATAGTATTACTCCAAACAAAATTAAAATAGATTATACCACACAAGGGTTTCCAAATACCTTTAATTACGACTCAAATTATTTAAACATTAATACATGGTATTTTGGTATTGATGTTAATAGACCTTACGGACCTTCTTCAGGTACTGGATGGTATCAGGGGGTTGATGCTCGTACAATAGATGAAGCGACCTACACCATTTATTATACAGGAACAACAATTGGTAATACAGGTAATGCCAATGACAAATATAGATGTGTTCAATATGACAACCAATCAGATGTTATAAACTTTGTTAATAATGTAACCGCAGGTTTTCCTACTTTTGGTTCATTACCGGATGCATTGAATTGGTTTAAAGATGATGGTTATACTAGAGGTGGTCTAGGTGAAATGGTCTGTGTTAATATGAATTATCCTAATATACCAACATCAGGATTAACTTTTGGTGTCGATTCTGGGTTTGTTGCATCCTATCCATGGACAAACCCAACGTGGTATGATTTCGGAATGTCTACTATGAGTGGATTTTCAGGTAATTCAAGAATAATCCAACATTTTGACAACAGTTTATTTTTTGATTTTATAGATGATGGTTCCCCAACTGAATACTTTACGTCATCAAAACAGGAAAACTTAGGACAAGATTTTACTGTAATATTTTGGGGTTCACCGGCAGCAGTTGCTGATACTAGAACTCATTCAGTATTTTCAGTTAGGTCAAATAATCGTTCAAACTATGTTGGTATTTACGATGATAAGTTTTCAATAACTTTTTATTTCACGGTTCGTGATACTACCGATGGTTTAAAAACTAGACAAGGTGCTACCAATTACACTTCAGGTGTTTGGGCTCAATTCTCATATGTTTTTGAAACCAATAGTGGTGGAACAACGACAACTAGTTTTTATTATAATGATAGTCTTGAAGAAACAAATGAAGAAAGTTATTTAGTTGAATCATGGAACTCGGATATTGGTGAAGGATGGGTTATTGGACAGCTTGCTGGTGCAAAATCAGTTACTGAAAACTATTTTGGTGGTATGGCAGTTGTATTGGTTTATGATAGAGCTCTCAGCGCAACTGAAATTGCTGACATATACCAAAACTATCTTGAAACAAGAACGTTATTTCAGTGACAATTTGTCATACTTTTTTCTTTGGTACATTGTTTAATAATGGGGGTCGGACTTGACTCCATAAAAAATAATCAATATTATTAAACAAAATTAAATTAAACTATGGGAAAAATTATAGGTATTGACCTTGGAACAACTAATTCATGTGTTGCCGTAATGGAAGGTAACGAACCAGTTGTAATTACAAACAGTGAAGGAAAAAGAACCACCCCTTCAATTGTGGGTTTCTTAAATGGTGGTGAGAGAAAGGTTGGCGACCCGGCTAAACGTCAGGCGGTTACTAATCCTGATAAGACTATCTCATCTATCAAACGTTTCATGGGAACAAGTTTTGATGAAAGTAAGGGTGAGGTTAAACGTGTACCTTATAAAGTGGTTAAGGGTGATGGTGGAACTCCTCGTGTTGAGATTGAGGATAGAAAGTATTCACCACAAGAAATTTCCGCAATGGTTCTTCAAAAGATGAAACAAACTGCTGAGGACTATTTGGGAAGTGAAGTTACTGAAGCGGTTATCACCGTACCGGCATACTTCAACGATGCTCAACGTCAAGCTACAAAAGAAGCTGGTGAGATTGCGGGATTGAAGGTGATGAGAATTGTTAACGAACCAACTGCGGCAGCACTTGCTTACGGATTGGACAAACAATCTAAAGATATGAAGATTGTTGTGTTTGACTGTGGTGGTGGAACACATGACGTATCTGTGTTGGAACTTGGTGATGGTGTGTTTGAAGTATTGTCTACTGATGGTGATACACACCTTGGTGGTGATGACTTTGACCAAGCAATCATTGACTGGTTGGTTACAGAGTTCAAAGATGAAAACGGAATTGACTTGACCAAAGATGCTATGGCTCTTCAACGTCTTCGTGAAGGAGCTGAGAAGGCGAAGATTGAATTATCTTCTTCACCATCTACGGAGATTAACTTACCATATATTATGCCTGTTGATGGTATACCGAAACACTTGGTAAGAACTTTAACTAAGGCTAAGTTTGAACAACTTGTTGATAGTTTGGTTGAAAGAACTATTGCTCCTTGTAAGTCGGCATTGAAGAACGCAGGAATTAAGACAAGTGATATTGACGAAATCATTTTGGTTGGAGGAACAACACGTATTCCGGCAATTCAGGAAGCAGTTAAGAAGTTCTTCGGTAAGGAACCATCAAAGGGTGTTAACCCTGATGAGGTTGTTGCTCTTGGAGCAGCAATTCAGGCAGGTGTATTAGCAGGTGATGTTAAAGATGTATTGTTATTAGATGTAACACCACTATCACTTGGTATTGAAACTATGGGTGGAGTATTCACAAAGTTAATTGAGGCTAACACGACTATCCCGACTAAGAAGTCACAGGTATTCTCAACTGCGGTTGATAACCAACCTACCGTTGAAATCCATGTATTACAAGGTGAGAGAGCGATGGCTAAAGACAACCGAAGTATTGGACGTTTCCACTTGGATGGTATCCCACCGGCACAAAGAGGTATTCCACAGGTTGAGGTAACATTTGATATTGATGCTAATGGTATCATCAATGTATCGGCATTAGACAAAGGAACTAACAAACAACAAAATATCCGCATTGAATCATCATCAGGACTTTCGAAAGAAGAGATTGAAAAGATGAGACAAGAGGCGGAGATGAACGCTGAATCAGATAAGAAAGCAAAAGAAGATGCTGAGGTTATCAACCAAGCTGACACAACAATCTTCCAAGTGGAAAAGTCTTTAAAAGATATTGAAGATAAAATCACGGAAGAACAAAAGTCAGAGGTAACAACTGCTCTTGAAGAATTGAAATCTGCTCATTCATCAAAGGACATTGAGAAGATTAAGGAAGGAATTGAGAACATTAATAACGTGTTTCAAGGGATTACCGCAAATCTTTATAGTCAATCGTCTGATATGAATGAAACCATGACTGATGATTCTGAAGTATCTGATGTAGATTTTGAAGAAGTTGGTAAGTAGTTCATAACCAACTAATGTTAAAACCCCTCACTTTGAGGGGTTTTTTTATTTAATAAAGGTATTTATGAAATATGACGAAAAATACAAAAATCTATTTACTTTTTTCTATTTTAATAATGTCTGTATTCTTTTTGGTTAAAACATCTGTTTTACTTGAAATACAGGAATCAACAAGAGTTACACGTGGTATTGAATACATTTGTTTTATTTTGTTAATTCCTATATCAATATTAATGATTAAAGACTTTATCAAATCTAATAAAAATTCAATATCTAAAGAATCTGTAGATAAGTTAATTAAATTAGAAAATGAACTTACTAATAGAATGACCGCTATCAATAAATCTAATGCGGTTATTGAATTTGATTTAGAAGGTAATATTATTTTTGCCAATGATTTGTTTATAAAAACTATGGGATATCCATCACAGGATGAAATAGTTGGAAAACATCACAGAATTTTTGTGGAAGATGATTATGAGAAAAGTGAGGATTATTGTCTTTTTTGGGAAAAATTAAGAAGTGGTGTATTATTTTCAGGGGAAATTGTTAGAGTTAAAAAAGATGGGTCTTTAGTTTATTTACAAGCGACCTACAATCCTATTTTTGATACTGATGGTAAGATTTATCGTGTTATGAAAATCGCTATTGATATCACGAATTCTTACGAACAGAAGAAAGAGATTGAAAGAAAGAATACATACTTGGAACATGCTGCTAAGATATTGAGACACGATATGCATTCAGGTATTAATACCTATATACCAAGAGGTGTTAACTCGTTGGAGAGAAGATTAACTCAAGAAGATATTGTTAAACTTAAAATTGAGGCACCACTTAAAATGATTAAGGAAGGACTTAAGCATTCACAGAAAGTTTATAAAGGTGTTTATGAATTTACCAATCTGGTAAAGAAAGATGTTGTTCTTAATAAAACTGAATTTAACATCAAGGACATTCTCAAGGACTATTTGTCCTCGACGGCATACATTAGTCAGGTTATGTTGGATGATAACCTACCAACGATTGAAGTTAATGAACCATTGTTTTGTACAGCATTGGATAACCTAATTAGGAATGGTTTAAAATATAATGATTCAGATACCAAGTTTGTTAAGATATACTCTGAAGGTGATATGATATTCATACAGGATAATGGTAGAGGTATTACCCAAGAAGATTTTAATTATTTATCAAAACCATACACCAGAAAAGAAGGTCAAAAAGAATCGGGTACTGGTTTAGGATTGAATATCTGTGTTGCCATTTTAGAAGAACACGGATTTAAAATAACCTGTGAAAAAAATGAAACAGGAACTAAAATGAAAATCAAATTTAAATGAAAACATTACTAACTTTTATTTTCTTAACAATTTCTTTGTTTGGGTTTAGTCAAATTAAATACCCAATTCAAACAATCTATAGAGGTGACTCTGTTGTTATCCTATCTGTTAAACAATCTGTTGATATTAATAAAGCAATTGAAACACAAAGAAGGATTATTAGAGAACAAGGTAAAAAAATCACATCCTTAAATAATAAGATAGATAGTTTAAATAACATTGTTGAAAATATACCTAACATGTTAGATAGTATCAAATATGTAGCAGATACGACATATAAATGGGCTGATGAATTGAATATGACTCTTTGGGAATACGCTACAAATGGAGCGTTCATATACACTATACCCCCATACAACAAGTTATATTTTGTGAATTTAGATGATTACAATCTTTACACTCATGAATACGGAAAAATTCTTGTTTTTGAAAAAATGACTAAAAGTGAGTATGAAGAATATAAAAAATTCAGAGAAGAGTTTGATATGCAGTTCGCACCAGCAACAAATTATTTTCACAATTTAAAGTTTCTTGATTTTAATGGTATAACTCGAAGATATGAATCATGGATTTGGAAAAATAAAAGTTTATTAAAAGAAGAATTAAAAAAGTAATGAAAAAGATAATATTATTGATTTTAGTAACACTCGTATCGACAGGTTTACACTCACAAAATTTGAATTACAACGATACATTAGTTGACGGAATTGACGTTTCATGGTCTAACGATAATTTACAGATTGATGGTGATACTAGTCAAGTTGCGGCTATGGATATACAAGAAATCGTTACAACTTGGATTCCACCTGAACCTGAACCAGTTGATGAAACTAAATTGTCTGAAAGTGATTTAGCAAGTATTGCTGAAGACTTACAGTTTTTAACTGACTTACCAAAATCGTATACTGATTTACCTAAAGAAGATTTAAAAAATGTATTAGTTCAAATTGATAACAAGATTAATAAACTTACCGCAGAACGAGATTTATTATTAGCTCAAGCTATAAGAAATGAAGAACTTATAAAATCAAAAGAAAATACCATTACTTCGTTAAGTAAAGAAAAGAATATCATCGGTTTGACTTTGGAGACTGATGACTTAATGGATGAGAATGGAAATTTGATGACTGAAAAAACTGATTTGGAAAAACAAAGAGAGACCTTGAAGAAATACCTTTATGGTGCTTTAGGTGTTGTTATACTGTTTGTTTTAATATTGGCGGTTGTCTTACAAAGAAAGAGAATACAAGTACAGGATGTTGAGATTGAACAACAGATTAGTGATATTGCTAAGAAGAATAGTTACTTGGAACACGCTGCAAGAATCATTAGACATGACATGCACTCAGGTATTAACACATACATGCCAAGAGGTATTACATCATTAGAAAAAAGATTAACCGTTGAGGACATCCAAAGATTAAAGATTGAAGGGGCACTTAAGATGGTTAAAGAAGGATTAAACCATACGCAAAAAGTTTATAAGAGTGTTTATGAGTTTACCAATCTTGTTAAACAAAATGTTGTGTTAAATAAATCTGTGGTTAATCTTAAAGATTTGATTTGGAAATACATTTCACCAAATTCATATAGTTCACAGGTTGAGATATCTGACTTGGGTGATATGGAAGTGAATGAGACTTTATTCTGTAATGCGGTTGAGAACTTAATTAAGAATGGTTTATCATATAACGATAGTGAAGTTAAAAAAGTTAAGATATACAACGAAGAAGAATATTTAATAGTTGAGGATAACGGTAAAGGATTCTCACAAAAACAACTTGAAAAACATTTAACAAAATACTCAAAGAAGGCTGATGTCACTGGTGAAGAGAAGGGTCTTGGGTTGAATATATGTGTTGCGATATTAGAAGAACATGGTTTTAAATTGAGTTGTGAAAAAATTGAAGGTGGAACCAAAATGAAAATAAAAATAAAATAAGTGGCATACGTTTACCAACATATTAGAAAAGACACTAATGAACCTTTTTATATTGGGATTGGTAGTGATTTAAATTTTTATCGGGCTAATAAGTTCTCTGAAAGAAATGAAATATGGGAAAGAATTAAAAATAAAACTGAAATTTTAGTTGAAATATTACATAATAATATTGAATGGGATGAAGCTTGTGAAATTGAGATAGAACTAATAAAAAAATATGGTAGAATAAATAATAAAACTGGTATTTTATCTAATATGACTGATGGAGGTGAAGGGACTTTGAATCGGGTGATTAATGAAGATACTAGGTATTTGTTAGGTAATGGAAATAGAGGGAAACAAAGAACTGACGAATCTAGGTTAAAACAAAGTATTACTAATAAAGGTGTTAAAAAAACAAAAGAACATTGTGAAAAAATACGACAATATAGATTAGGAAAAAAAATGAGTGAGGAGAGCAAGAAAAAAATGTCGGAAAATTCAAAAGGAAGACAAACTTGGAATAAAGGGGTTAAATTTACAGAAGAATCTAAAATTAAAATGAGTAATTCAAAAAAAGGTAAAAAAACTTCAGGTAATAACCCAAATTCTAAAATAGTTTTAAATACTGAAAATGGTATTTATTATGATACTCTTAAAGATGCTGCGTTATCTGTTAATATAGGGTATTCAAATTTTAAACAAAAAATAAAAAAAAATAAAATAAATTTTAAATATGTGTAAAAATGATTGATTCAATTTTATTGGTTGATGATGAAGACCTTTTTCATCTAGTTTTTGAGGACTCTTGTTCATTACTTGACATTACATTGTCATTAAGAAGTTTGAACAGTTCGGATGAAGCTGCTAAACTATTTGCTGGATGGCAAAAAGATACATCACAAAAACCTGAATGTGTGTTTGTGGATTTAAACATTATAGGTTCATCCTTTGATGGTATTGAACTTATCCGTAAGATTAACTTTGAATATGGTAACCATGTAGTTATCGGTATCATATCTTCAAGTAACGAACCTGAAGAACAGGCTAAGGCAGTTCAGGCTGGTGCTCAGTTTTGGATTATCAAGTCGGATGACATTGAACCAAGACTTGAAGAGTTTAAGAAAGACTACGACGGATATAAGAACAGAACAAACCCTTTCAAAGTTTATAAATGATTGTTTTAGATAAAAATACAAAGAAGATATTAATGGAGACCTTTAAGACCAAGAACATTGGTCTTGAGGGTAACATTACTAAATTAATAGATGCTGAAGATGACCAAGAGTTTAAAGAGTATCTTAAAACTTGTATTGAAAAGGATACGACAACTAGACGTAAACGTTTAGAGATGACCAAACAGGTTCAGGTTCAGAACAAAGACTTGACTGAACTTAACGAAGAAAACCAAAGAATACTTGAGGAACTCCAAAATACTTTAACAGGTATGGAGAACCAAAACAATCAGATTGAGAGTCAAAACTCTGAACTTCTTGAATGGAAATTAGAAAACGAAAAGATTAGTGCCGAACTTGTTGAGGCGATGAAACAATCTGAACAAGCAAGAATAACTGCTGAAAACGCTAAAAACGAAGCGGAAAACAATTTGGATTTAATACAGAAGAAAACTCAATTTGAGTTGATTAATAATATTGTTAGAGTTGCTCTCTATGTAATCATAGGTGTTGGATTTATTACGACTGGTATATATGTTTATTCTATGTCAATAGGAATGGATACAGACATCATCGGCTCTACTTGGAGTAATATGTTTGGTATTCTATTAACAAATAGTTTCAGTATCGTGGGAACAATACTTGGGGTGAAGTATGGGGCAAGTCCTAACAAGGATAAATAAATAAAAAAATAAAAAAATGAGTAGATTTAAAAGAATGTTATTCGGTGAAACTCCGTATGTAAAGGTTGAAGATAAAAATAGATTTTATTACATGCTTCAACAGATGCAGGCAAACAGATGGAAGATAACAATGATTGTATTGTTTTTATTCTTCTTTATCATTGCCGGTATAAACTCCGCAATATTTTTTGGTGTGTCCATTGAAGAAAGTTGGAAAGAAATGTTATTGATATTATTTGGAGCGTTTGTTGGTAATCTTAATAAGGTTGTTGATTACTGGTTCAACTCTGAAGACAGAGACAAGATGTTAATTCAAAAGGTTGACGAGGAAGATGGAACATCACTATCAAGTGCTGTGGAATACCCAATAACACCAAGACCACCACAACCACCAGTTGTTGTAGTTACACAAGTTAAAGAAGAAACTCCTGTGGTTGTTGAAGAACCAGTTGTTTATACTGAACCTGAAGTATATGAGGAACCAATCGTTGAGGAATACCCAACAGAGGAACCGACACAAGAAGGTGAAGAAAACGTATAATAAGTTAACTTAATATTGAAAACCCCACTTGAAAAGGTGGGGTTTTTGTTTAACGGTGTATTTATAAATAAAAAACTAAAAAATTATGAAAAAAATTATTTTAAGTATTATTATGTCAACTATGTTATTTAGTTGTGATACAAGTACAAAAACTGAAAATGCTGAAGACATTAAATCTGATAAAATTGTTAAGATACATGATGGGTCTTTTGCTTTTTGTGGTGCATCGGGAGCGATTCCAACCGGACGAAAGATTGTTGTTCAAGGTGTAGAATATGATGAGGGTTGTGCAATATGTCCTGTATTATCAGGGCCATCAATCTCCAATTTGGCGATGGAAGGTTTTAGTGAAACCTACGGAAAGTTTAATGTTAATGAATACTTCCAAAGTCCTGACGGAACCAATAATACTGTTTGGTCGTTATTTTGGTATTATGATTCAACTACGACTATTCCTCAATTTAACCCTTCAACTAAAGAATGGGAAATGATGACACCTGTGAATAGAGCTTTTGTTGTGAATACAGATGAACCAAGTACAAGTGAAAGTAATATGTTCGCAATGCCAGGTATTATTTTTGATACAACATCTACAGGTATTGTGTTGGCAAAAGTATATGGCCCACTTAACGAGGCTGCGGTTCCACTACGTAAAGCAATTCCTGTTAAAACAGGTATGACATCAATCACGGCAGCTAAGATTGGATTTCCTTATCCTGTGGGGACACCTGTACCTATTGCTGAGTATAGTAAAGAACTTCAAAAAAAGTAAAAACAAATAAATATTGTTGAAAACCCCACTTGAAAAGGTGGGGTTTTTGTTTTACATTTGTATCAGTTACAAGAGTTCTTTGAAATAAATAAAGAGATAATATTATGGAAACAACTTATTTTGTTTTAGGTATGCTCTCGGTTGTTGCTCTAATTTTCATTGGGGTAATTGCTTGGGGTATGGTTAAGATTAGTAAACAACAAACAGAAATTGGAAATTTGAAAGAAGATATCCAAGGATTAGTGAGAACAATATCACAAGAAATAGAAGATACGACTCGTCGTATTGATTATGAAAGACAAAACATTCAATCTGAGGTTAGAGGATATAGCGACAGATTGGAAAGACAAATTACAGATATTTGGAGAGGTATGACGGATTCTATTTCTGAATCCAACTCATATACTGACAAACGAATTGATAAATTAATTGATACCTATGATATCAAGAAAGAAAAAGACCTGTTAAAAGGATAAAATAAACATAAAGAACTCTTGTAACTTTTTAAAAAAATATATTATGAAAACTTTCAAAAAAATAATAGGAATACTTCCCTTAATCGTTGCTCTTTACCTTTTTGTGGTATTGTTGATTTCAGCTTTTACAGGAACTAAAATTGAAGAATATGTTGATGTTAAGTGGTGGGGATTGTTCCTTTTAGTTGACCTTTGGGCTGAACAAAAAAATAAGAAGTTATATGAGGGTGAATAAGTTAAGGTTTGCGGTTATCGCTCACGACAATAAGAAGGCCGACATGGTTGCCTTTATCATGAAGAGGTTGGACTTCTTCAAAGATAATGTTGAAATATTTGCAACAGGAACAACTGGTAAACATATTGAGTTTGCTGGTTTGGATGTTACAAGACTGAAGTCAGGACCGATGGGTGGTGATGCTCAGATTGCGGCAATGATTGTTGAAGATAAGATTGATTGTGTCATCTTCTTCATTGACCCTTTGTCTGCTCACCCTCACGAAGTTGACGTTCAAATGTTAGTTCGTATATGTAATGTTACCGACACACCTATTTCTTGTAATTATGCTACGGCAAGTATGTTGATTAATTATTTTGAAAATCAAGAATAATATCATATCTTTGTCCCATGATTTTAAAGATTGAACAAGACATAAAAGGAATATTCCCAAACGTATGGATATGTTCTGACCCGCACTACAATCACAAGAACATTTGTAGAGGAACGACTAATTGGAGAACAACAGATAACGAAATCCCTGTTGACCAAACTCGTGACTTTGACACACTTGAACGAATGAACCAATCTATCGTTGATGGTATCAATTGGAACGTTGGACAGGATGATGTATTGGTTTGTCTTGGTGACTGGTCCTTTGGTGGGTTTGAGTTCATTAAACAATTCAGAGATAGAATTGTGTGTAAGAATGTTCACCTTGTATTAGGTAACCATGACCAACACGTTGAAAGAAACAAAGGGGACATACAATCAATCTTCAGTTCAGTATCCGAATACCTACGACTTGTAGTTATGGAACCTGTTAAGAAGAACGAAGTAAAGAGACATGAGTTTGTATGTATGCACTACCCAATCCAAAGTTGGGACGGAATGAATAAAGGTATTCCTCACCTTCACGGACACGTTCACTTACCAAACAATAAAAAGTTTGGTAATGGAAAGAAAATGGACGTTGGGTTTGACGGACACCCTGAGTTCCGACCATACAACTTGTTGAGAGAAGTATTACCTTTGATGAAAAATCGTGAGCAGTTGTCGGATATGCCGAATGACCACCACCTTGAAAGATTATTAAACGCTGATAAATAAAAATACATGAAAATCTATCTAGATGATATCCGAACACCTGTTGAAAAAGACTGGCAGGTTGTTAGAACTTTTTACGAACTATCTGATTTAATCCAAAAGGTTGGATTGAATGTTGTTGATGTTATATCATTAGACCACGACTTGGGTGATAGTGCTATGACTGAGTATCACACAAACGTTTCACCTAACTATAAATTGAGTTATGAGAACATTGATGAGAAGACTGGATACGACGGTGCGAAGTTCTTGGTTGATGAGTTCTATAAACTAAACCCTGAAAGATTGGAGATGAGCCGTTCCGACAAAAAGAAAGAACCAATTAAGTTCCCTGATGTTTATACCCACTCAGCTAATCCTATTGGTAGTGCTAACATCATGGGTTATATCAATAACTTCTTGATGAATGAGGGTAAACCACAAAATTGTATCAGAGTTCAAATACCACACACAGTATGACAAGTAGAATAGTTTTTGATGTTGAATTAACGTTAGACCAAAGAATTGAGATTATTGAAAAGGTTGACCAACACTTTGATATTCTTGATTTTGGAATCAATAGTAATTTCAATAGAGATACTGAGGACAAGGATTTACATACACAAATTGATGTGATGTATCCTGGTGTCCCAAGAAAAGTAACCGCTTATTACATAATTAATTAATATGGGACACGCAATTGTTATTATATTTTGTTGGGCATTTTTTATTAGTATTAGTGTCCTTTTAGTAGTAATTTTAGGAACTTATTTGGCAGATACGTTTAAAGATAGTAAATTTGACAAATGGTGGAGACGCCATATTATTGATGATATACCTGAAGAATTAGAAGATTAAAATTATGAAAACATTATATATCGTAAGAGGAATACCAGGAAGTGGCAAAAGCACATTTGCACAATCATTGGATTGTCCTGTATTTGAGGCTGACCAATATTTTATTGATTCTGAAACAGGTGAATACAAATTTGACGGGTCAAAAATAAAACTGGCTCATAACTGGTGTAAATTACGTGTTGAGCAAAGTATGGAAGATGATTTTCAAAAGATTGCCGTTTCAAACACCTTTACACAAGAGTGGGAAATGGATGCTTACTATGAGTTAGCCAAACAATACGGATACAGAGTTTTTTCACTTATAGTGGAGAACAGACATGGTGGTGTAAATGAACATGGTGTGCCTGAAGACAAGTTAGAATTAATGAAAAACCGTTTTGAAGTAAAACTTTAACAAACAATGATTGATAATATTGAATTAATAAAACCATTATTGAACTTTGAAAACGAGGGTGACTTCTATATGCTCTACGTATTCAAACGAAAGAAGGACCAACCTGAAGGTGAGAGAGACAATCACCAATCAGTTCGGACTATTAAAACTTATTGTGTTGAAAGTATTGAATACTTGGAGAAACGATACGATGAGATTAAACAACTCTGTGAGATGTTTAAAGCTCGGGCATATATCCACGTTCAAAAACAAAACCATAAGGATGTGTCTTTGGAAATGATGATTGGACTGGCTGAAAAGATTAAGAACGGACAACATAACCAAAAACATTTGTTTGACTCAGTTGTCGGACAGATTAAAACTCATGAGAAGAGGTGGATTGTAGATTTGGATACTCAAGATGAAGACGAAGTGGTTAGAATGACAAAAGTTATCAATATCACTAGACCTGAAGGAGATAAGATTAAATGTATCATTCCAACCAAAAATGGTTATCATTTCATTACCGATAGATTTGATGTATCGCAATTTAGTAATGTATATCCTGACGTTGATATTCAGAAAAAAAATCCAACTTTGTTATTTTTACCTAATTCATTATGTTAATTTCATTTATTATTATCTTCATCCATTGGATTGCCGACTTTGTATTACAAACTGACTGGCAAGCCCAAAACAAAAGTAAGAACAACTTTGCTTTATTAAGCCACACATCAAATTATTCAATGGTGTGGTTGTTACCTATGTGTTTTGTCTTTGGTATAATGAAACAAGGTGCGACAACTGAATGGATTGTTTGGTCTACTTTATATTTTAGTATGATTACTTTTGTTGTTCACACTATTACCGATTACTTTACTAGTCGTCTGAATAGTAAGTTATGGACGGGAGGTAAAGTTCATTACTTCTTTGTCAGTGTTGGTTTTGACCAAGTGTTACATTATGGTCAGTTATTTTTAACATATCATTATTTGTTTAATCGTTAATTGTTTTGTATCTTTGTTAAATGAACGAAGTGCTAAACAAATATTTTGAGGAAGGGTTGGTGTATAAACAATTACATCCAACTCTTCCTTTGACTATATGGAACTACACTGAAAAGGTTCAGTATGAAGGTCTTTTTGATGATGTTACTTTACAAACTCGTGGGTTAGTTACTGACAACAAAGGTAATGTTGTTGCTCGTCCATTTAGAAAGTTCTTCAACATAGAAGAAGAAAGACACACTCCGACTTCTGAGTTTGATGTTTATGAAAAGATGGATGGTTCACTTGGTATATTGTTCAACTATGAGGGACAATGGGTGATAGCAACTCGTGGTTCATTTGCGTCTGACCAATCATTAAAAGGTTTCTTCATGTTACAAAAGTATGACTTTAAGAAACTTCACAAAGATTACACTTACCTGTTTGAAATAATATATGATGATAACCGTATAGTTGTTAAGTATGACTATGAGGACTTGGTATTACTTGGTATGATAAATACTGAAACTGGGTATGAGGTTGATTTACATGGTGAAGGTAACGATGTTAGATTTAAGAACATGGTTAACAATCTTGGTTTCAAAGTTGTCAAAAAATACGATGGAATTCGGGATTATACCGAATTGAAGGATAAAGTTGAGCAAAACGCTGAAGGATTTGTTGTTCGTTTTTCTAATGGAGATAGAATGAAAGTTAAGGGTGTTAAGTATCTTCGTCTTCATAAACTTATGACTAATGTATCTACTACTTCTGTTTGGGAAATGTTGAGCGAGGACAAAGATGTATTGGAAATACTGAAAGATGTTCCTGACGAATTCTATAAGAAGATAAAGATGTATGTTCAAGAGTTAAGATATAACCACTATCAGTTTGGAGAACGTGCTGGTAAGATATATCAGTATTTCAGATATGGTAAGTATGGGGACAGAGAAACTGAACCATCAAAGAAAGACTTTGCTTTACACTTACAAGAATGTGAAACTCACCCAAAGATAAAGGCGTTATGTTTTATGATGTGGGATGGAAAGAGTACTGATAAAGTAATATGGAATTATTTAAAACCCGAATATAAAAAGTTATGAAAAAAGAAACATTTGGACAAATAGACCAAACCAATCCTGTTACAAGAGGTAGTACCGCTTTGGTATATAAAGAAGAAACACTTGAAGATGCAGCACAATCTTACGCTGTAAATCAAAGAAATAGAACTTCTCATTATATGGGGTTTATTCAAGGTGCTAAATGGATGGAAAGACAACTGAAAAATAAAACTAAATAAAACTATGAAAAAAATTTTAACATCCCCTTGGACATTGTTCTTCGTGTTCGTCGCAACAGTAATGTCGTTAATTGTAATTGCGTCTTATGATAAACAAAATGGTTATTATTATAGTGAGGCTCATTATGTTATAAAGGTTGAGAGACACCGACCACAGAATGTTCATGAAGAGATGAACTTGTATTATGATATCACACTTGAAAATGGTGTGGAGATGAAGTCGTTGAGACAGGTATCTGTTGGTGATACTATCTACTTTGATATGTATAAAGTTGGAAAGTAAGTAATTTATTCGTATATTTGTTAAATGTTGAAAGTAACCCTAATATCAGACACGCACACTAAAGAACGAAATGTTCTTGTGAATGGTGGTGATTTGATTTTACATAGCGGTGACGTTATGAACTCAGGTTATAATTGGGAAGATTTGTATGACTTCTTAAAATGGTTCAGTGAGTTACCATATAAGATGAAGGTATTCATTCCTGGTAATCACGACAGATACATTGAGGACAAACCATTTGACGCTTGGAAGATGATTCGTGAGTTTAACGACAAAGGTGTTGTTTGTTTGATTGATGACTTCGTTGAGTTTGAGGGATTGAAAATCTATGGTAGTCCTTGGCAACCTGAGTTCTACAATTGGGCATTCAATCTACCACGTAATGGTAAGGAGTTGGAAGAGAAGTGGGCAAACATTCCTGACGATACCGACATCTTATTGACACACGGACCGGCTTGGGGTATCTTGGATACTGTAGTCAATCGTCGTGATATGAACTTGGGTTGTGAGATGTTAACCAAACGATTGGAGACATTACACCCACTAATCCATAGTTGTGGGCATATCCACACAGGTTATGGGTATGTTGAGAAGAACGGAACACACTTCTTCAACGCATCTATCTTGGATGAGCGTTACCGTCACAACCAAAAACCTTTTGATATCACAATTAATTTAGAAAATAAACAAATAGATATATTATGAAAAAATCAAATTTTTATGTGGTGATGTTATTCACATCACTAACAATTATGGCAACAATGGTATCTTGTACCGATGCTGAAAAGAGTAAACTAGGTGGATATGGTGATACGTTCACAGTTAAAGTATTAGGACCTGACACCATAATTACTTACCATTCAACAGGTAAGGTTATTAGTGAACAAAATTCTGATGGATATTATTTCACAAACCGAGATAATGGTAAATTAGTTGAGGTAAGTGGAAATGTTATAATAGAACAAGAATAATATGATTGAAAAATTAGTTAAAAACAGAACCCCGTACCTTGGGAAAATGGTATTGAAGTTTGAGAAATATCCATACTACACAAGTAGTCATAATGGTCAATTAAATAAAGTTCACCTTAATTTAGGGTTCACCAAATTGGTGACTAGGTTCATACCAAATCAGGTTATGACAGGTCACTCAAATATTGACCCCAAGAAAGTTGAGTTGATTGAGAAATATACTGGTGGTGTTATTGGAACTCACAAGTGGGATAATGATGAATTTGTTTTGGAGGATTCTTTCTTAACTAAAGACGGGAAATACATTGGTAACATTGAGACTGCTTGGTGGTATTTTCAAAACGGAATGACTGTTTGTGAAGAATATCCAAACGGAGTTGCTATTGTTTGGAATACTGTAAACTCTGATAAAACATTGATGAGTGGGTGGGGTGGTATTAAAGGTTACTATGGTTACACACATCGTGGTGGAGGTCTATTCAAAATTGGTGACCGATTGTTTGATGAAAAATATAATCCAGTTGTTGAGGATTATGATGAGAAGGAATTTACAAAGTGGTGGAAAACATATATCAAGTCATATAAAAAGGGTGACGATTTTGATAGAAAACACATTTATAATGATGGAATTAAATCGGTAATACCATTCAACAAGAGAGGTAAACATACGATTAAAAATTGGGAAGACGCAAGAACTGCGGCGATTAATATGTCAAAATATCTATCATAATGACGGGTAAAGTATATAAAACAACAAAAGGTTGGTTCGTTGAAACTAAAAACAATGAAATCATACCTGTACATCCAAATAGTGAATTGGATGAAATGAATAGTGGTAATAAAGTTGACTTTGATATTGTTGAAGAAGACAATAATGGAATGGGTTACACCGAGACATATGAACTAATCAAATATGCAAAAATTGTATGAAAATAATACCATTTTTTGATATGACTTGGAGCAGTGACTTCAAACAGGTTGGACTAATCCCAACAATCTTCGTAACTAAAAGCTACGGAAATAGATATAACTTGTGTATAAACTTTTTATGTTTTGATTTTGGACTATGGGTGATAAAAAGAAAATGACACAACAAGAAATCATTTCAAGGATTATTGTATTAGAATCAATTATAACAGAGGCAGTGTCTAAAGGACACAAAGCACATACACAAGATGAGTTTCAACCATATAGGGAAGAACTTAAAGTATTAAGAAAAAAATTAATGTTATGAGTAAAGTAAGAGTTATTGAAGATTTAAGTAAGTATGAAGATTACCTTACCGTTGGTAAACTTAAAAAGTTTTTAGAGGAACACTCCGAACTACCTGATGATGCTTTGGTTCTAACACAACGAGTGGAAGACAGGTACTATGAGGAAAATGGTTGGGGTGTTGTATTAAAAGGTAGTGTTTGGTATGAGACGGAACAAGAACAATACCATCCGGCTTGGTGTTGTGTAAAATATAAGGATGACGATAATCTTTATTTGGATTTACATTATTGATATGAAAAAGATTAACGGAGAAGTATTATCAGAGCATCCATTTCCAGGTTCTGAGTTTGTTCAGGATATAATTTATTATGATGGGCCAATCCTATCATTGTATAAGTTTGAAGATAGATTGTTCTTGTGGTATTGGATGGACACCAACGAAATAATGAACCGATGGGGTGTTATTGAAACCACAATGGATAGATTACAAACATGGAAAGAAAAAGATTATGTTTGGGAATTTGTTGAAGATTGTGTTTTGAATGACCAAGTTTATTTCATAAATTTGGACACTGAAAAGAAGTTTGTTGTTGGGTGGAAGTGTGATGTTAAAGAGTTAGTTAACTACGATTAATAATTAAATAAATAAATATATGTTAAAAAAATCAGTTATTTTACCAGTCCTTGCGTCTGTTGTTCTTGTATTATTCTTATCATCATTTGGACTTATGATATCCAAGATGTTGTATCAAGAAACCCCTGTTAGTAAAGAAACACCTAAGTTTGAAGCACCATCTTGTGAAGATGAATGTGATGAAGATGAGGACAAAATTGAATTTCAAACATTGGATACCTGTTTGAGTAGTGAAGAGATGTATCCAGCGGTAGTCGTTGATATTCAAATTGACGAGTATTACGGTAAAGGAAAATACTATGCGGTTACTACACAAAATGGTATTCTTTATTATACTAAAAAGAAACCAAAAATTGGTGATACTGCTATGTTCGTGGATGATAACCACAACATCATCAATTGTGATATGAATAAATAATAAGGATTATGGATAATTGTTTTGAGGTTAAGAAAATTGCTTACGAAATTACAACAGCTCTAAAATATTTTGAGAAAGAAAGAACTGGATTTGAAAGTTGTAGTTTAACGGTTCTACCTGAGGTGGAACAATCAAATGATGAAATCATAATCCCTGTTATTACAAAAAATAATAAACAAATAAAAATATCTATATCAGTAAATGAAACTGTTTGATGTAAAATTAGGAAAATGTATTGTGGGGTTTTATTATAAAACTCTATGGACGGATAATACTTTGAAGCAAAGTAATTATCGTCATGTTGGTGTCTTTACCTCAAGACACTTGGCTTATGTGTGGTATAAAGATGAAAAGACTGGTGAGAAGAAACGAGAGTCAACCTATAACTTTGGTTTGGACTTGGTTGTGGCTCGTCTTTGGATATCGTTTAACTTCAACAAGAAGAAAGGAGCTAAACCAAAAGAAGACAAACGAAAATTCGTTGAACCACTTTCAACTGAAGAAGTTGTTTGGGAACAATGAAAAAGTATATCCACGTCAATCAACACAAGATAAGGTCCAACAAGAAGAATAACGAGTTAGAACCTGTTATAACCATTAAAGAAGGTAAAAAGAACACCTATTGTTCCGAGGTTGAAATCTTGGGACCTAGTCGTGTTGTGTATGGTGGTAATGAAAAGACATTGTTGTCCTGTGGGGCACGTGTGATAATTGAAACTGAATCGGAAATTAATATCATAAGATAATGGCAACACTTGAATCACAATATTGGAAGTTTTTGGAAGATAACCCTGGCTCAACTCTAACATTTGAAGAGTGGAATGTTGAGTTAGGTAAACGAATTAAAATGGGTTTTGAAAACAGGAAAAATAATTTAGATGAACAACTTGAAGAGTTTGAAATGGTTCGTTATAGAATGGAGGCTGAAGGTTTCCATTACTGTTTCAAACATTACTCATCATTCAAAGAAGTTAAGGATGAAAAGTTTCACGAATTAAGAAATAAATATTTGGAGATATCTCACGAACTTGAGGAATATGTCCATTCAAAGATTAGCACATTGAGAGATGAAATTGATGGATTGGAAGAAATCATTTAAATAAGTAACTGATATGAGAAGTAAAACGTTAGACAGAATCCTTAAAGAAATGGAGAACGACACTTGGCATGTTAAGTTAAGAAGGTGGTGGAGAGTGAGATTGTGGGTATGGACTTGTAGAACAAGATGGATTTGGGATTTAGAATATGAACGTAATATCTTTAGAAATAAGAAAAACAAATAAAGTTACAGTTTTGGGTGTTGTTGAATTAAATACGTAAAAATACGTATTGGGGGATTATGGAATTAGTTATATATTTGTAAAAGAAATAAAAACAAAACTAAACAACTATGTTAGACACAATGATTTATATTTTATTATTCATGCTGGTAGTAATCTTTCCAGTGTCCTTTGTATTATACGTTGCTGTATGGACTCCTAAACAGAAGATGAAAGGTCATGCAGGTAGAGGTAAATGTAAATGTTGTAATAACTAAAAAATAAATAACTATGGACAGAAGAGAAGGAATGCCTGTAGAAGCATTAGGACAAATACTATTTGTTATACTCACAATTTGGGGAATAGCTTATGGAGTGTCTTGGCTAATTGAATTAATCTAAAACTAAATAACTATGGAAAACACCGATTTAAATTCTCAAAGAATTATTCAAGCATTGCGTCAACCAACAAACGAAATTGTTGAAAGCATTTTAATTTCACTAATTACTAAATAACTATGAAAAAACTATTTGTACTAGCTATGGTAAGCCTTTTATGTTTACCTGTATTTTCTCAAACTTCTAACTATTACATTGAAATAGTTAACAATGACTTTAACAACGATAGTTGTGGAATTATAAATATGAGTATTGACCCTGCTGCTAATTATACAGCTTGTGGTGTAGTAGTAAATGGGGTTGGTATTAAAAAAAGTGTAACATACCCTTTTACTATGACTGCTAATCACATATTCAATTTTACTCTACATTTTGAAACTACTTGTGGATGTGTCTATGATTTTATAATCTCAGATACAGTAACGTTTGTACCAAATACCACATATGCAAGAGTAATTTTTGCTGATGGGGATGATTGCAATGACTCAAGTACTTTTGTTCTAGGGACAGATGAATTAGAAATTACTACGGTTTTAACAATTTATCCTAGCCCAGCAACTGAACAGATAACTTTAAGTAGAATAGGTGATGTGTTAATATATTCATCTAATGGAAAGTTAGTTAAAAATGTTAGGAATGAGAAAATAATTGATGTTAGTGATTTACCAAGTGGGTTATATCTTGGATTCATTAATGGGAAGAAGTTTAATTTTATTAAAAAGTAAATAATTATGGAAAAGAAAAAAACACTTGAAGATGCTCTTAAAAATTATGTGCAAGGTAAAGACACCGTTGCTAAAAATATACCTGTTTATTCTGAAAATGGGGAGAAACTATACTTTAATGAGCAAGGCTATTTAATCAAATTGTATCATGAAAACTAAATAACTATGGAAAAGAAACAAACTGCGGTTGAATGGTTGGTGGAACAACTCGATAAACTTGAATATGAGTATGATGTTGAAGGAATAAGCATATTAGATTTCGATAAAAGAAAAATAGAAATTGAAAACCAAGCCAAGCAAATGATGAAGGAGCAGATGAAAGATGTGTATCTAACTCACTGTGTTAAATCAGAGCGTTTGAGAAAAATCTTTGAGCAACAATTTGATGATTTTTACAACGAAACTTACGGACAAACTAAAAACTAAATAACTATGGAAAAGAAAGAAACTGCGGTTGAATATCTTGTAGAGCAATTATTTAAAATACACAACAATACTACTGATGTTAAAGAAATGAATAGCAAAAGTATTATTGAACAAGCCAAGCAAATGGAGAAGGAGCAACACGAAGAAACTTGGTTTAGTAGTAGAGATGAAGATATGGGTGATGAATTTAAGGTGGAGCAAAAGTCATTTGAGGACTACTACAACGAAACTTATGGAGAAACTAAAAACTAAATAACTATGGAAAACCTCACAGTTTATTCTACAAATGGTAATCTTATTGAACATTCAAAACCTATCGTTACTATTGAGACGGAAGTAGAAATTGCAGGGCAAGGAGAACTACCAATTAAAATAATTGCAGATTTTACAGATATTCCTGAGCATAAGCATGAGCTGTTTTTTCAAGCATTCAAAATGATGTATAATATTAAATTTTAAACTAAAAAACTATGAAAAAACTATTTGTATTAGCTGTAGCAAGTCTTTTATGGCTTCCCGTATTTTCTCAAACAACATATTACATTAATATTGTTAATAGTGACTTCAACAATGATAGTTGTGGAATCATTAACACCACAATTGACCCTCCTGGGGATTGGATAGCATGTGGTGTATTAGTAAATGGGGTTGTGTTTCAAAAAAGTGTAACCTATTCGTATAACGTAACATCTGACCATATATTTAATTCTACTTTACACATTGAAACCACTTGTGGATGTGTCTATGATTTTACAATCACCGATACTGTGTTATTCGCATTGTTAAATAGCCATTATACTAGAATAATTTTCATTGATGGAAATGATTGCACTGATTATGGTACAATTGTTTTAGGTGTGGATGAATTAACTAGTGATGCTTTAACAGTTTATCCAAATCCAGCAAATAGTCAAATAACTTTAAGTAAGATAGGTGATGTGTTAATATATTCATCTAATGGACGGTTGATTAAGACTATTAAAAATAAGAAGGTAATTGATGTTAGTGATTTACCAAGTGGGTTATATCTTGGGTTCATTAATGGAGAGAAGTTTAACTTTATTAAAAACTAAATAACTATGAATATTAAAAGAAAGATTTTAACATCAATTTTTAATTGGTTGGGAAAAAGATGGGATGACTATAATGAATCATTCAAAAACGGATTTAATTATTAAAAATTATGAATAACGAAATTGAAATAAAACCAGTATCCGAAATGGAAGCTGACACAAGACGACTTTGTGAAATACGATTTGATTGTATGGTAACAATGCATGATGCTGCGTTTAAAAAGTATAAGGGAATGTGGGGTCAAGAAAACCAATCAAAGAAACCACAATGGTTTAAGTCCAACACTACTCTCACATTAGAGTTTATTAAAGATGCTGAACCTCAACTTATAGGTGAGCACATCAAACAAATGTTTCATCAATTAGAACAAACAATAGAACAATATGAATCTGTCAGATAAATACTATTTACAGAACATTCAAAAAATTATGTCAGAAGGTTCTTGGGATGAAAATCCTAGACCAAAATATTATGATGGAGTGACGGCTCATTCAAAATTCATCACAGGAGTTTTTGAAGAGTATGATATCTCAAAAGGAGAGTTCCCAATACCAACATTAAGAAATACTGCAATAAAAACAGGTATTAAAGAAATATTATGGATTTATCAAAAACAAACTTCATCATTACGAGTTGCTCGTGAAATGGGAATTAATTGGTGGGAAGATTGGAACGTAGGTGATGATACTATTGGTCAGAGATATGGAGCAACTATTGGTAGATATAATTTAATTGATAGATTATTAAAGGGTTTGATTGACGACCCATTTGGAAGAAGACATATAATCAATATGTTCCAATATCACGATTTGTTTGAAACAAATGGATTATACCCTTGTGCTTATGAAACATTGTGGTCAGTTAGAAAAGGTGACGATGGATTGATACTTGATATGACATTGATTCAGAGAAGTAATGATTTTATTACCGCTGGTTATATTAACAAAATACAATACACCGCACTTTTAATGATGGTTGCAGGTCATTGTAACTATAAAGTTGGTAAGTTTTGTCATTTAGTTCAGAACCTACACATATATGATAGACATTTTGATGCGGTTGCCGAATTATTAAACAAGGAGCCGTTAGACATCCAACCAAAAATAATTTTGAAAGAAAACAAAAACTTTTATGATTATACAATTGATGATTTTGAAATTGTTGGAATTGAAGGTATTACCAAAATAAATTCAAAATTAGAGTTAGCAATTTAAGATTTCCGTTGGTTTCCATATATTTATATAATATACGGAAACCTATGGATTATTTAAAAATTTACAATAGTTTAGTTGAGAAAGGAAAAAACAGAAAACTAACAGGTTACACTGAAACTCATCATATTATTCCTAAATGTGTCGGTGGGACTAACGATAAATGGAATTTAGTTAAACTAACGGCGAGAGAACATTTTATATGTCACTTATTATTATGTGAAATTTACCCCGAAAATATGAAATTAAGATTCGCATTATGGAATATGTGTAATGTTAAAAGAAACTATCAAAATAGATTTAAAGTTAACTCAAGATTATATGATTTAATTAGGAAAGAGTATTCAATAAATGTTTCAGGTGTTAACAATCCTAGATTTGGTAAAAAATTAACAGATGAACAAAAAAATCAAATCAGTTTGTCAAGGATTGGTAAATATGGAGGTGAAAAAAATTCATTTTACGGTAAAAAACATAGTGAAAGAACTAAAGAAATATTAAGAAAAAAAAGTTCAGAAAAAAAACATACCGAAGAAGCTAAAGAAAAAATGTCAATCTCACATAAACATAAATTATGGTATTTTAATGACAATGGAAAACATTTACGAACATTCCCTGATGACCCAAGAATAATTAATGAAGGGTGGAAAAAAGGTAGAATTGGTGGTAAAGAACTATCAAGATTGGCGAATGAAAAAAGAAAAGAAAAATACTCAATTATTGAACCCCCAAAACCAAATTCAAAAAAGTGTGTCGTTGATGATTTGACTTTTGACTCAGCGGTTGAAGCTGCGAAACACTTTAATATCCCAGATAGTACTGTTAGAGACAGAATTAGAAATAAAAACTTCCCAAATTGGAGATGGGTTTGACAATTACAAATATAAAGATTAAGATTAACCTATGACCGCAACGTTAGAACCTGTAACTCATATTAACACATCAGATGTTTTATATGATACAAAAATGAAACATCTATGTGTTTATCCACAAGGTGTAGAGACCTTTGACGAGGAGTATATTAAAAATAATTGTTTAAAGATTGTAATCACAGAATAATATGGACAATTTCACACATATATTAAATCGTATTAAAACCCAATTGGATGAAGTTAATTACGATAACGGAGATATGTCTGATATCGGAAATGAGATTGGTATTGTGTTGGGTGATGTTATCACAACTGAAAGTGAATTACAAGATTTTATTACAGGAATAAGACACGGAATGTCATTAACAAATGGAACACACTGATGATTTATGGTGTCAGTACTCTGATTTACCAAGCGTAATGTCTTACGATATGCCAAAAGAAAAGAAATACCCCGATAATGTTGTATGGAGTGAAGAACGTGGATACTACGCTCACCTGTTACCATACGCAACAAATGTCGGAGCACCTGTCATCATACCTGATAATGTATCAACATGGAAGAACGAAAAGATATTAAAGACAAACCATTACTTCCAAAAGAAATATCAAGAAATCAAAGAACAATACGACGAATTACTCAAAGAGTTTGAATGGAATAGTGTTGTCTATGGTTCACATTATAACTTTCAACCAATAATTGGTGAAACATATTACCTATATCGTAGACAAGATGGTGAATTATTCTTATCAATTATTAAACCAACAGAATGGAAACAAGAATATGTTGGTGAGTTTGAGTTGGACTCAGAAAATAAATGGATTAAAAAAGATTAGATGAAAGGAATTATTTTAGCGGGTGGTTCAGGAACAAGACTACACCCTTTAACTATTTCAGTAACAAAACAATTGTTACCAATTTACGATAAGCCGATGATATACTATCCCTTATCAACCCTGATGTCTTTGGGTATTAAAGATATATTAATCATCTGTACACCAAATGATAAACATCTATTTGAACAACTATTAGGTGACGGCATTCAGTTTGGTATTAACTTAACATATAGAATACAACCATCACCTGATGGACTAGCACAAGCGTTTATTATAGGTGAAGACTTCATCGGTGATGATAGTGTTGCGTTGGTTCTTGGTGATAATATATTCTCAGGATTAGATATTAAGAAGATAAAGAAATCAATTAAGAACATCTATGGTTCAATGATATTTGCATATCATGTTCATGACCCTGAAAGATATGGCGTAGTTGAGTTTGATGAGGAATGTAATGTAGTAAGTTTGGATGAGAAACCAACACTTCCAAAATCAAATTATGCGGTACCAGGCTTATACTTCTACGACAATAATGTGATACAGATTGCCAAGAAGATTAAACCATCTTGGAGAGGTGAACTTGAGATTACTGATGTGAACCGAGATTATCTTGATAGAAATATGTTAAAGGTTCATATCCTTGAAAGAGGAACTGCATGGTTGGATACAGGGACATTTGAATCACTTATGCAAGCGTCAAACTATGTTCAGAGTATTGAGGAGAGACAAGGGTTAAAGATTGGATGTATTGAAGAGATTGCTTATCTAAACAAGTGGATTAATAAAGGTGAACTTATTTATTTTGCTGAAAAATACCACAAGAACAATTACGGAAAATATCTTAAAGGTTTAATTGATAGAATTTAACATTAACCTTTGACAAAAATAATACTTTATTTTATATTTTAACTATGAGTTTAAACAGTTCTGATTTTATTGAAGAAATAATACATGAAGCATATTCTAAAGATATGTACAAGGAGTTATTTGAACTTGCAAAAAAGTATAGAAATAGTGATGGAATACCATTTTACGATTCTTTTGAAAAAGCGTATTATGAACTCGGAATACCTGAAATTGATAAAATATGATATATAAGTTAGAATACATTTGGTTAGACGGATATACCCCTGAACCAAAATTAAGAAGTAAAACAAAAGTTTTAACATTGGAAAATGAACCATTATTAGAATCAATTCCGATTTGGAATTTTGATGGCTCATCAACACAACAAGCTGAAGGTAATTTTTCAGATTGTTTATTAAAACCTGTTAAGATGATTCGAGACCCACAGAGAAAGAATGGTTATTTGGTATTGTGTGAGGTTCTTAACCCTGACATGACACCGCATAGTTCTAATACTCGCTCACAAATTAAAGACAATATGAATATGTGGGTTGGTTTTGAACAAGAGTATTTCATATATGATGGTGAACTACCATTGGGGCACACCAAAGGTAACATGAAACCACAAGGTGAGTATTACTGTGGTATTGGAACTGATAATGTATCAGGACGTAATATCGTTGAACACCATTTAGATGTTTGTCTATCTGCAGGACTTAATCTTACAGGTATTAACGCTGAAGTGGCTCTTGGACAATGGGAGTTCCAAGTGATGGGAAAAGGGACATTAGATTCTTGTGACCAATTGATTCTGTGTCGTTATCTATTACAAAGAGTTGCTGAAACTTATAATGTTAAAATTGAATACCACCCAAAACCTTTACAGGGTGATTGGAATGGTTCAGGATTACACACGAACTTTTCAAACAAAAAGATGAGAGAAGTTGGAGGTAAAGAATACTTTGATTCAATCCTCAATGTGTTTGAATTAAATCATTCTAAACATATTGAAAATTACGGTTCAGACAATGAATACAGATTAACTGGTAAACATGAAACACAATCTATTGATAAGTTTAGTTATGGTGTGTCAGATAGAGGTTCATCAATAAGAATACCGCAAGTAACAGTTAATAACGGATGGAAAGGATATGTTGAAGATAGACGACCAGCATCTAATGGTGACCCATATAGAATTATGAAAGTAATATCTGAGTCAGTAAATCAGGCGGAAGCCAACTTATCCTTCAATACTATTTAATTTACTATATTTTGTTTGGTGGTATATTTATTAAATAAACACTATGATAATTTATTTAACAACTAATTTAATTAACGGTAAAAAATATGTTGGACTTGATATGAATAATGATAAGAATTATTTAGGGTCAGGTGTTCATATTAAACGTGCAATAAAAAAATATGGTAAAGAAAATTTCATAAAAGAAATTTTAGAGGTTTGTGATAATAGACAAGAGTTATTATTATGTGAAAAAAAATGGATAGAAAACTTTAAAGCTGTTGAATCTAAAGAATTTTATAATGTTCATATCGGTGGTATTGGTGGTGACATTACACAATATATGGATGAATCTAAAATTATTGAATGGAAACAAAATATTAGTAATGGTAAAAAGGGTAAAACTAAAGGAAAACCATTAACTGAACAAAATAAAAAAGGTATAAGTGAGTCATTGAGAAAATATTATGATAATGGTGGTGTTGCCCCATTACAAGGTAAAAAAAGAGATGATGAAACTAAAAGAAAAATAAGTGAGTCTAATAAAGGTAAAGAATTTACTAAAGAACATTTAGAAAATTTAAAAGAATCATTTAAGGGAAGAGATTATAATGGTGAAAAAAATCCATTCTACGGTAAGGGACATATGATTTCAGGTGAAAAAAACCCAATGTACGGTAAAAGTTTTTATGATGTATGGGTTGAAAAATATGGTAAAGAAGTTGCCGATATAAAGAAAAAAGAATGGTTAGATAAAAAAAGAAAAAAAAATGGAACTGATTACAACAACAATAATGAAAAAATCTGATGAGGGTGTTCACGGGAACATTTTCGGAGGAACTTTGATGTCTCTAATTGACGACTCAGCAGCATCTTACGCTGCTCAGATATGTGACACTTCAAGAATAGTTACAATTAAGATTGATGAGTTATTATTTAAAAGTCCTGTTAAGGTTGGAAGTTTACTAAAAATTTATGGTAAGGTAGAAAAGTTCGGAACAACATCAATCAAATTATATATTGAGGTAAGAAAACATAACGTCCACACTGGTAAACAAGAAGCGGTTACACAAACATATATAACATTTGTAAGGATAGATGGTGATGGTAAAGCAATCCCTATTCATCAATATGTTAAGGACAGATACTACGAAAGATACGAAAAATTTGGTAAGGGATTACTTTCTTTAGACGAAAAACATAACAATGATTGATTTGTTGAAGAAGAATGATTTATTCTTTCTCAAACAAGTTAAAGAAAATATTCTTACTAAATACAATCTTCCATTTGAATGTTTATCTATTGAATACATGGATGAGATTTATTTCAAGATTCATTTCATTATGAAGAAGATACCGTTTGAAGTTTATTTTCATAGATATGAAGTTTTAGAAGAGGTTGAAAATGATTTGAAAACCTTTTTAAAGATAATCAATCCTGAAAGACAGATTCATCATTTAAGGGTTTATGTTGACTATAGACCACAAAATAAAAACTTATTAAATTTTGTTTGACATGAAGTATGATTACTATGGTTTAAAGTCTAAAATAGACGATTTTTTGGATTTACATGATGAGGAAATTGTTAAACAAGGTTGGACAATAACATCTAAACCATGTGATGATTGTAAAGATTATGATATTAATTTAAGGTTTAGTGATGTTAAATATTGTTACGAAACAACAACAGGTAGTAAAAGTTACAATTTAGATTATCTATTTGTTGAAAAGATAGATAAAAATAAACAGAACAAAACGGTTTATAGTTCAGCTAAAAAGATGGGTTTAGAGATAAATGATAAAGGTTTAATTTATAATTTAAGCAATGTCAAACTTTCTTGAATATTTCACTGCATTGTCTCTATGACTTGATACTCCACCACCAGCGTTGATATCTGCAAAATATTCAGCGGCTTGTTTCTTTGTTTCAAATTTTGGAAATCCTGACTTTTTACCTTTTGTGAAGAACATAATAGCCACTTGAGCTGCGGTAAATGGGTTATTAACTTCTTCAGGATTACCAACTAAATCTTTACCGATTAGACCACCATATTTTCTATAGTTCCCCATACCTGTTAACTGATTAAATCCTCTACCTCTATATTTGTATCCATCATCGTCGGCAGTTCCATTCTTACCATTACCAACAGTATTGGCGTATATTAAATTATAAAACTTTTTATCATCTTGTTTAAGTTGATTTATTTCAGAATCTGAAAGATGAGAAACTCTTTTCCCAAAAAGACTTCTTATTCTACCAACACCTGTATTAGAATAAGATGTTTCTGATTTTGGTATGTAATTACTTTCTTTACCAATTACGGATAATATACCAATTTGAGCCATTGGGTCTGTAATACCAAAATCATTCATGGCGTCAACCAATAAATCAATGTTTCTTGCTTTTTTTCCTGAAAATTTGTGAATTAATTTACCTGAAAAATTATCTTCATTTCCGTATGTTAAATCTTCAAGTTTGGCATCTTGAAGTTTATCTTTAAGATATTTTTCTTCCTCACCTGTTAAATCTTCTTTATTATTTGTGATGTTATCAATAATTTTACTTACATCTGTTGTACCGAAAGTGTCTTCCGCGAACTTTTTAACTGCTTGACCAATCTCAGTTTGTTTTAAATAATCAACTGCGTCGTCTAAAAAACCTTCATTTAAATTATATAATTTTCTGATGTCATTTTTTTCTTGTTCTGAAATAATAAATCTTTTACTCATCGTATTGTTTTTATAATAAATATTATCTTATATTTGTTTGTAAACAAAACACATGATTTTAGTATTATTTTGGGTAGTAATAGCAAGGTTTGTTAGGTTATTAACAACCAAAGAAAAACCAACATTCAAGGAAGAGTTGGGTGATTTTGTTTTTCATTACCTTTTCGCTTTGGTAATCTACGTTATTCTTATCTCAATTTTCTGAGTTCCCTTTTGATTGACTCTTCTATCAAATCGTCTGATTGTTCTATATTAAGATATATAGTGTCGTATTTGTAATTAAGTGAGTCCATTGCGTTGGAAATAAGATTGGTCAAAAAAGATTTAAGTTTACCCATTCTACCATCTTTAATATCAACACTTATATCGGCAAAGACACTTCCAAAAACAATATTACCTCTCATCCATTCCTGTTTAGACGGATAAGCCTCAATACGATTAATCCTAATATTAGGTAGATTAAAACCTTTATCCTGTTCAAACTTTGATAGGGCTTTAGGTAATATCCTTTCAATATGATTTTTTAAGTGTTCTCCGTATGTCATTTCTAATTATATAAATACTTATAGTAAAACAAATATACTATGAGTTACACGAAAGAACAAATTGAAACTGCGGTAAAATCAAAAGGTTATGTATGGTTTGAAGATACTGCTAATAAAGGTTACGATGTTAACATCGTTGGAATCAGAAACACTGCAACTGGACAAAAGGTTACAAATGCTTTTGATGATTATTTAACTATTTCTTACAAAGAGAATGGACAATGGAAGTGTCACGTTTGGCCGGCAACAACTGACCCAGGTAAGAAAGGTGTAATGGAATACCACAACAAAGATGGTGTTGCTCGTTTGGTTGAGGGACAGTATCGTGGTTCACATATCATCAGATTACATCAGGGTAAGTATGAAGCGTTAGGACAAGATAGAGCGGTTAAAGTTTATCGTGATGCCAATAAAGATATGACTTATGATGAGAACAAAATCACTGAAGGTGTTTATGGTATTAACATTCACAAAGCAGGTGCTAATTCAACATATGTTGAGAATTGGTCTGAAGGATGTCAAGTATTCAAGATGTCGGCTGACTTTGAAGAGTTTATGAAGATTTGTCGTAAGTCAAAAGACATTCACGGAAATCGTTTTACATACACATTAATTGAAACAAAAGATATTGTATAATAGATTTATCACAATTTAGGTTCATCCAAATATTTATTGGTATGACAAAACTAACAGAACAACTTGGAAAAATTAGACAGATGATGGGAGTTATCAGAGAGTCTAAAGATGTGTCAGAACCTTACGATGAGAAGGCTGATACTGATTACAACGACGATGTTCATGGGGATGATATGAAAGACCACCCATCCTTCAAACAGAAGTTTGACTATATTGATGAGTTGGAACAAATCATGGAGAAGTGGACAGATGAATACAAGAGAAGTATTAACTGTAACGCTCCAAGAGGATTCAGTCAGAGAGCCCATTGTGATGGAAGAGCTAAGAAGAAAAGAAAATAAACATTAAAAAACCCCTAATTCAAGGGGTTTTTTATTTATTGTTATCGTTTCAGGACGAATACGTTTTTATAGACCGTAGACTGATTTGTATTTTGTCCCAAGTAACGACAAACATTTTTCAACTGCTTCTTCTTTCTGTTTTAAACCTTTAGCCACCAATTTCTTTGAATGGTAAATAACGAATTCTACTGAACCACCTTTTGGACTTGGTAAAGTTTTGTAAATGTCATAGAAACCTACTTTAGAGGTGTAGATACCTTTTGATGAACCTTTTGCCATTTTGTTTTATTTTTTATTTGTTTGTATAAGTTTAGTAGTAAAAATTGATATAATCAATTGGGGAATGGTATTTCTAAATTGGCGATGAACTTATAAATTGGTGAACCTAAAAATATAACACCCTTCAATTCGTTATTAAATTGTGATTGTACCCATTCATTAAACACTTCAATTACCAATGCTTTTGGGACAGAGTGTAAGGTTGAAATTGTTTTAATGAATTCTTTATTACCGTAAGCGTATTTAGTTGAGTTTACTACACAAATAGGTAATTCCAAAGATGGAACTTTTAAAAAATGGTAACTACCATCATTTAATATTTCAACATTTTGGACTTCAATAAATTTCTTTATTTGTTCTTTTATTAACATCCTATAAAAATCATTGATACAACTGCAACCAAGGCAACAAGTGTAAAGATTACGGATTCTATTTTGTCGCTCTTTTTCATTACTACAAATGTAATGATAAAAACTTATACTGACAAATTATTTTCTCTTATTTGGTGAAAATTCTTTTATAGTTCCCCAAAGTACATTAACTTCTTGAATTTCAGAATCGGTAATAATATCACTAACTTCTTTTCCATAGTAATAATCAAAATTACCATCATTTTGTGAAAGTTCTATAATTGGTGTCACAGAATGTTTTGAATAACTGGTTATCGTATTTCTATATACCGTTTCAACATATTGAACACGATTTTCAGAAACATCATAAGTATATTCTTTAGGTTCAGGTATTGTTAAATCAGCAAAAGCTTTATTTGTGGTGATTTTATCAACATTTAATACATAAAGATTAAAAATGAAATCTATATCAATATAATCTAAATTTTTTCTTCCTGTTCCAATTACAGAATTAATTGCTGATTCAAAATTTTCCACAACATATGAATGTTCTATATCGTTTAATACAACTTTTTCACCATCAAATGATTTTTTCGCCATATACAGAATTGTATATAATAACTTTTGACTTAATGATTCTAAAAATGAGTTATCCATGTGATTAAATATATAACATAAATATATAAAATAAAAGTATTTATATTATAATGAATTTGAAGGACAAATTCTATAAATTTGAATATGATTTTAACTGATAAAGTATTAAATAAACTTTTCAATTCGGAATATATTAAAAATATATATCCGATGATTGATAATATTGATGTTAATGTTGATTGGGATGGTGATGATGCTTTTCCTTTTTATAAACTTCATGTTACTGTTAAGTTAAATGACCCAACGATTAATGAATATAACATTTATGAAAAAGGATTTGACCCACATTATCTTTATGATTATCATCTGAAATACCTTCTTAACTTTTTAAATATTAATTTAAACACGGCACTTATTGAACAAGTTTTTATTAAAGTGTTAAATCCTGATGGGGAAGAGATAGTCAAATATTAATTATATGAACCTACAAGAACACATAAAAAAAGTATTAAAAGAGGAGACGGGTGAAAGAACCAAACTTGAAAAGGTTATCACTAATGTTATCAACAGGTCATTAGATGGAAAAGAATTACCTGAAAACTTCCATAGTGTTGTTGTTGATGTCTACGGAACAAAATACGGAGATGGTTGTATGATAACTTTATTGATGAAAAGGCCTTATAGTGAAGAAGAATCTGAAATGTTGTTTGATGTTAGTAGAGATGCTAAAAATTTAATTAAATCGTTCTTCAAAGAACATTTTCTTTATGGTATTAGTATTTCAACATCAACTATAGAAAATTACATGAAGATGACAAGTGATTGAATATTAATTATATGAACTTACAAGAACACATAAGAAGAGTATTAAAAGAGGAAACTGAAAAGTTTGATAAGATAGAACATTTTATGAAAACTGCTAATACATTATTCAGCAAACTAAAATTTAAGGCTGTTAAACGTGTTGAGTTTGATTATGACGAAAGGATTGAAGGGTTTATTGTTAATGTATTTTATGATAGACAATATGCGATAGATAATCCAAAAAATTTCAATCAAGTAAAACAAAACTTTATTAAAGAAATTGGTTCAATCATTACAAGGTTTTTCCCATTCAAATTTTATATTTATTTATATGACGACTAATTATATATTATGAACTTACACGAAC